GAAAATGGTGTGATATTTATTGTTGAAAGAGAACTAAGCAAAGCCATTGATTGGGCTAACAGAAAGCTGCAAAAAGAAAGCTACGATTATAGAGTTAGTAAGAAAGATTTAATTGATGATGGTTTGCGACTGCACGAAGATGAAACAGTAGGAATATATGAAGTTATTTACCCTAATGGTAGCTAACGTAGTGGAATATGAATTTTAAAATTACGGATTATGAAATGGTGGCAGAAAAAAGTTAGAGGATGGGTAGTTCCTTTTTGGTACACAGACACACCTTTATTTAGTAAAAGATTTGCTGAATTAAGTGAGGAACAAAAAAAGAAATTAGCTGAAGATATAAGAAAGCAGAGAAGGAAGTAATTTTATTATTTATATTCTTTGTTGTATGTCTTTTTTAATTGCATACAACGGTTTGGCTATGCACAGTTGGGCATTAAAAAGAATAAATATTAAAATAACAAATAAAATTTAACAAGATGGAAGAAATAAAAGATTATGAAGGAAACGCCCAATTGGGTATAGCTGTTGTTAGCAGCCGTTTTTCTTGGGGACAAAAGGTGTGGTTCTTAAATGGTAGACATATAATGGATGGAACAGTAGAAGCTATTAGAGGGCAACAACATAGAATGTACAGCCACACCGACATAGAATTGGAACTATATCATACAAGTGGTGAGATGGATGCGAAATTTTGGGTAAAGGATGAAGATTGTTTTGAAAGTAGACAGGCGTTGGTAGATGCTATTCTAAATGTCTGCTAACGCTTGTATATCAAATGCAATGCACTAAACAGATAACGAATAAAATTAATTTAAGATAAACTAAACAAGTCCATAATAACAGTGTTTGATATGCGTTGTTATGTGGCGTTAATTATTATGAATGACGGAGATAAATGCACAAAAAATGAAGTCACTAATTTTATGGCAAGTCAAGGGTTAGTATATTCTGGACTTGATGAATATTTTGATGAGTGGTTTGAAGAATATCACATGAATTATGGGTTTGAATGTATTGGTGAAGATTTATATATCTACCATGAAGACGAATGGTAGAGTAAATGCCACATAACGCTTAGTGTAAAATGCGTATGTAACGCAGTGAAATATGAATTTTAAACATTGTTAGCGTTTCGTTTTTGAGCGTTGGCAGTAAACTTGAATAATGGCAAAAGAAATAATACATACAATAAAAGTAAGAGGTAATATATTACACGGTATTTTGGATGAGGACAGTATGACCTTTGTAGCAGTAGGATGTGAAAAGTATGGGGGCTTTTCAACAACTATGAATATAGAGGGATTACCTTATGAGATACTAAAACAAACTATTATTGAATGGGATGATAGCGTTGATAATGAACACTAACGTATTTAGCTATGAGTAGTGCGATTAAATAAAAAAATAACTTAAAAATATAAAACAATGTTTGCAGAATATAATAAACAAGAAGAAAAGGAACAAATAGCATTACTTATAGGTGGTGTTATTAAACGTATTGAGGAATATGCACCAAAACCAATAGAGTTGCCTGAATTTGATTTAACAAAAAAAGCAGACCATATCTATTGTGTTGAATGGGGAATGAAGAAAGCAAAAAGAAACGAGTTTAAGGTTTATCAAAAGATGTTAAAAGAACTGAAAGAGAAATATGTTTTATAACGCTTGGCTATAAGCCGTATTTTGAAACCTAAAAATAAAATGAATATGAAGAACTTAATTAAATATGGCTTTATAGCCGTTGTTAGTTGCTTTTTACTTAGTTGTGATACAGATGCAACAAATCCATTAAAATGTTACTTAAAGGTTAAGGAAAAACACAACAACTCTATAATATTTCCAATACCAAATGAAAAATACAAATTTATAGTAGTTGATACTTGTGGAAAAGTAACTTATGTCGAAACACTTGACAGCGACACGCCAGACGTTAGTAATGAAATAGTTGTTAATAATTGCAACTAACGTAATTGTATATGATTACGTTTGAGGAACGAAAATTAATTATATACGGTGTTATGCACCGTTAATTTTAGAAATACAAATGGAAGATATAAAAGAACAAAGATTAAAAGATGGTGATATAATAGATATACACCAAACTGTAAATGGGCAAAGGTATTTTGTGGTGCTACAAAAAAGACCTTTAGATATTAGATATGGGTATGACTTAACAAGAAAGTATGAGTATGACCAAAAAGACTTGTTAGCACCATCAAAAATAACTTACGAAGTAGATTGGGAAATAATAGGTAGTATCTATGATAATATACCTAATGGTGCATAACGGTTTGTGTATGGCATCTTTTTAATGCGCTATACACATTGTTGTGTGTAGTGCGGATTATTAACAGATAAACTTAATTGAAATGAAATATTGTACAGCATTTACATTGATAAGAAAATTAGATGAGTTTAAAGAGAACTTAAAAGATATAGATATATCAGAAGCTGATAAGAAAAGGAATGGGGCTTATTCTGTAGCGTTAGAACAATTAGAAGCGGTGCTTGATAGTAGAATGGATATGGAAGAAATAGCACACCCTGACAATGTTCTAAGAAATATAATGATGTTGGCACACTTAGACAAAACTGATGCAACCACAAAAAAGTAGTATTACACACAATGTTGAATCTATACTCTCGTGTTTGCTTTTTTGCAAATATGGAGTTATAGATAGTGTTATGCTTTCGCTGGATTATTAAAACTTAAACTAAATAGATATGCTAGAAGTAAACGGATTAAAATACTCAAGAGAACAGTTTGCTGATTATAAAAACAGAGCAATAGCTGTACTTGAAAAAGACAAAGAGTATCATAGATTAGATGTTTATACAACAGACACTAATAGATTCAATTTAATAGAGGTGCTTAAAGCATCAGCAAAGAAAGGTGTGAGATTTGTTAGACTTGACCATTGGTGTACAAAAGAACAAGACGATAGAGATGCTGAATTAATATCTGATTGGTTAAGTGAAGCATAATGATAAGTATAAACAAAGTTATGAGTGATATAATAAAAGAGGCTTTTGAAAACATAGACCCAGAAGCAGATAAAAGATTAGATGAAAAACTAAAAAATGGTAGCGAATCATTTGGTTTATATGATGTTAGCAAATGCGATTGCTCTCTTTTGGTAGCTTGTGAAAATTGCGGAGAAGAAAAGGGCTTATATGGTGACTTTTGGGAAAACAAAAAGAAGCATGATAAACTAACACAAGAGGAAATTGAAGAAGATTGCAGAAACATACCTAACTAGTTGTTGCTAACGCATTATATAAGAAACGTTGTGGAGATTAAGCGAAATATTAAATAAATAAACAAAAAACTATGTTTAAAGAATTAGATTATAAAAATAGACAAACTAACAATGTTTTTTATATGTTGTTATTTGCAGTGCTTGACAAGTACAGACAATTATTTGTAAGCATTGACATTGAAGAAGCAAAAAAGAGAGGGTTTAAGTTTTACAGAAATGTTTTTGGTGATGAAATAAACCATATAGATTGTAGAAGCCTTTGGATAGACCACAAAGCCCGAACGTGGCGAGTAGAACAGTTAAATATATAGCATTGCATATAACGGTTTGGCTATGCACCGTAAAGCATAGCACAATGTTTAATCTTAGCACAATACTATATTGCTTTATGGTGTATAGGTTGTGTTAGCAAATCGTTTATTATGAGTTTAGAAGAAAAACTGTTTAAGTTATTAGAGGATTACGGATGTAGAGATGGCATTCAAGTTGAGAATATAACAGAAGCTTATTATACATCTGATAAAGATTTAAGAGTTTACACAAAAAATGGAAATTGTTTTGAGGTTAAGAGAGTATCTACTAATGATAAGTTAGAATACACTTTTGATGCTCGTATTTTTGATGGCTTTAATACTATAACCATAGAAGAAGCTATTGATTTAATTAATGAAACAATAATTTAATAATGTATAATTTAGACGAATATTTAAAATTATTTATAATATGTTTTTTGTTTTCTTTGTTACTATGCGTAACATTAATTAATGTTTGCTAACACCCCTTGTATGGTGGCGTTGTGAGGAACGAACTATGCACTATACAAATTGTTGTAGTGCGTTTAATTAAAAACTAAAAAAAAATGGATTGGATATTATTTGTATTTAAGAGAGGTTTTAAGCATTACCTAGTAGCTGATGAAAGTGAAGAAAGTGCATGGAAAAGTCTATCTAATAGACAAAGTATAAGCCTAGAAAACTGTAAAAAAGAATACCATTTAAAAGGCACAATGAACGGTAATAGTGGTATATGGAAAATCTAATGCACTACAACGTATAATAATATGAATTTTTAAAGAACGAATTATGAAAACAGAATTTAAAAGAAAGTACAAGAAATTAACCGTTTGGGGAAACGTAGGTACAACTGTAAATATAAACTTAGAGAGTGACATACCTTTTGAAGAACCGCAAGACGTTGAGGTTGATTTAACCAATGACGAGGTAAAGGAACTTATTAAAACACTACAAAGTTTAGTTCTTTAATTATTTATATTATGTGTTGTAAAATCGTTTTAATGTTTTACAACGTTTAGGCTAAGGTTAGTAGCCTTAATTACTGACCATTAATTTACAACAAGACCTATTTAGGCTATTAACTTTAGACCTTGTTAGGCACTTTTAATTATGGGATTTAAACAATATAGAAGAACACAGATTGCAGAGATGACACCTGTAACAAAAGAAATGCAAGACAACTTTAAAAACAAACCTGCATTTATTGTAGATAACATTGTTGTGTCGGTTAGTAACGAAGACTTAAATAATGGTAGTCCCAAAGTTGGTGATATGATAGCAAGAAACCCAAAAAACCATAAAGACCAATGGCTAGTAGCTAAAAAATACTTTGAAGATAATTTTGAGGTTATCTAATTGTGCCTAACGTCCCGAATATGAAACGGTGGGACGTAAAAGAAACCGTTTACAAATGATTAAATTTAAACAAAGCAGTGAGGAAACAAAACCACATAACACCCACTGTTTTATATTTCTTGTTATGTGGTGTTTTAATTATGAAAAAATTCGCAACAGCCTACTTTAGTCTTTTTGAAAACAATGCAGTAGCACAAGTATTTGAAGCTAAAAACCAAGTTGAAGCTATGAAAAAAGCTATACTTTCTAATCAAAAAGACGAACATACAAGAGAATGGTTAAATGATATGATTAATTTAAGTGTAGAAGATTTTAAAAATGAAGTTTTGCAATGTGAGATAGGCGTTGATGCTATAGAAATCTAATACCACATAACGTCAAATGTAACAGTAGTAAATAAAACGGATTATGAGAATAGCGAAACTTAGAAAGCGACTAAAAGAAAAAAAATTTTTAGAAAAGCAATATAATAGACTAACACAAGAAGCGTCTGAAATGGATGATTTTAGAAGGTTTGAATGTTCTACTTTTTTTCGGGGTTATGAAAGAGCAGAATATAATCAACGAAAGTATGATAAGACAATGAAGCAATTAACAAGGCAGATAGATTTTATAAAAAGACTACTTAATATAGAGTAGTTTTATTTATTACTTGTTACATAATGTTGTTGTGCGTTTTAATGCACTCCAACGAGCAAGTGTATGGCACGTTGCCACAACTAAATTAAAAACGATATGAATTGGATTAAGAAATTATTTAATAAAAAAGAAGGAAAGCAATGTGCTATACATAATGTTAGCCACAGTTATATTTTAGGTGAAAGAGATGAAACAGGTTTTTGTGATTTGTATAGAGATGGTGAAAAGACAAATGTTAGAATGTTGACTTTTACTCCTGAACAAGTAAAGAACTTACAAGATATTGCCGATAAGATATATCGTGAAAATAATTGTGGCTAACGCTCTGGGTATGGAGTCGGTTTTTTACGGATTTGAAACACTAAAACAAAAGATAATGAGTACGGAGAAAGATTTAAACTATTATAAAGCAAACGCAGAAGAGGATTATAAACACGTGCCTATAAGTGTGCTAAGGTACATTTCGGAGTTAGAAACAGCAGTAAAAAACTGCTCTATACCTAATGTTAGCAACCCGTTTAATGCAAGTGAGTTTGAATACTCTGAATTTATTAAAGGCAAAGGTAAGGAGTATAACTACGTATCTAATAAGATACACTATTTCGTGAATGGTGAATTGGTTAAAATACTTAATCAATAATGGTTGCTAACGATTGCAAATATAAAAAGTTTAAAACTAAACTTTAATTAAATGAGATAAATTTACGACATTTATAGATTTTTATTTGGTATTCTGAATAAAATGTTTTATATTTGCTGTTATAAAATCGTAAAATTATGGACTTAGAAACTTGGATTGTAGTTGAAAATGGTGATATGTTTGAAGGAACACGAGAACAGTTTATGGATTGTTTCTTTTCAAATGCAGATGATGATGAAATTAAAGATTGGTGCTTTGATAATGGTTGGAAACTTAAAATAGGTGAAGAAACAATCTTCGCTTAATAATATTATGTTTTATAACGGTTTGGCTATGTGCTGAACGAGGTACGAGTATGGCATATAGCTTTTGTTATATGCTTTTTATTAACTAATTAAAATTAAAACATTATGGCTTTAACATTTAAAGATTTAAGAGAAATTGCAAACCAAAAAGGTTTTAGAGATGATGCTATTGTAACAGATATGCACCTTCAAGATTTTGTGCATATAACACACGATACAAAGGGGAATATAAGACTATGTACTTCAAGACCAATAGGTAGGTGCAATAGGACAGGTGAGTATGTTTACCCTAGTGTTGTAGATGGTTATTCTGCTTATTGCCCAGAATTAGATGAAGATTTATATGACATGGAGTGGACTAAAATAGACCATAAAAACGGAGAACGTTAATTGCATATAACGGTTAGTATAAGATTAGTGCGCTAACCATATACCTAAATAAAATCACTAACGTAACATAGCGCATTAATTTTATACATTGTTATGCGTTGCCAATTTTAAAGATATGAAACTAAAATTTGATGCACCAAAAGGTAATAGGTTAAACTCACAAATGACAGGCTTTGAAGCGGTGGATTGCGATTGGATGTGGAATTATGATTTGAAAGAATGGACACAAAAATTAGAGAGTGGAAAGTACGGATATAGTAGCCACCGACCTTGTAAAAGTGTGAAGGCGTTTAGACGAATGTTGAAAACAGCACCTAAAGGAGTTGAGTTTAAACTATGGAATAAATATGTAGGTTGTAATGTGTACGGAAAAGGTTGCGCATAACGGCTCGTGTATGTGTAGTAAGGCTATGCACATACATTGAGCCTAAGAATTAAAGTTAATTAGCCTTATTACATATACACTTTGTTATAAAACGTTTTGAGCGATGGCAATAAATGAGATTACTAAAGAAAAATTAACTAATAGTTATGACCACTTCTTAACGGTGGGTGGTTTGAAGGAGTTTTTAAACAAACATAAGCTACCTGATACTGCAAAAGTTGTAGTGCAAAGAGTAGAAGATGTTTACTATGATAAACACAATTGGGGTGTTTATTTAAAGGAAGGTGAACACACATTTAAAGATGATGACGGAAATATTGTAAAAAGCAGTATGGAACAATACCACCCAGCGTGGTGCTGTGTAAAATACAATGATGAAGATGATGTACTATTTATTGACTTACATTATTAGTGCGTTGGCAAATGTTTTATAACGGTTTGGCTAAACTGCGTTTTAATGCTGTTTAGGCGGTGTTATGTGTATTTAAAAATTAGAAACAAATAAAATGACAGTAGAAGAATTAAATAGCTCAGAATCTAAGTATATAGACTTTAAAATTATAAAAGCAGAGTCCAATATGTTTTACAATGAATCAGTAGAACAGTATAGATGGCTTAAGAACAATACAGATACAGGTGAAATAAGTGCAAACATAGAATCTCTATATCATTACGAAGGGAACCCTTGGTTTTATGCTGTTTTAAAATTACAAGGTGAAGATGTTATTATAGGCCTTAATAGATGTTTTAGCCTAAATATTCACAAAAATATAGAAGTTGTTTTATATAAACATAAAGGCCTAGAAGTTGTAAGAAGTATAACAAATATTGCTCACTACTAATTACACATAACGCTCAGGCTAAACGGTCGTTTTAATGCCGTTTTAGCCATTGTTAGGCTTATGTACGAAACGGATAAATAGTAAAAAGATGGAATACGAATATAGAAATAGAGATTGGGAAATGTGGCTTGAAGGTACAGCAGACAATGAACCCAACAAAAAAGAAATAATTGAACACGCAAAAGGCAAAGGATATAAACTAAATGATATTGAAATTTGGTTTGATAATATGCAAGGCTTTTGGAGGTTTAGTGCTGACTTAGTGAAGTATTAAGCCTAACGTATGTTGCCGATAATTGACCTTTCAAAAGTAAACAGAGTTGAAGTGATTGATGAAAACGGTAGAAGCTATGTGAATTGGAAACCAACCAATAAAACTTCTATTAGTATGCAAGACGATGGTAAAACGCTCAAAGTTTTTATAAGCAATTAACCATAACGAATTAGAATATGAATTTTAAAAATTACGTTTATGAGTGATATAAGAAAATTAACAAAGGAACAATTACAAACTGAAGGAAATGTAATAGGCAAACAACTTAAAGAATGGAATGATATATTTGACTTACTTAGTATGGTTAGAAAATACGAGTTATCTGAATTAGAAGCCTATTGCATTTTAAGTAACCGATATAAAGTAGAAGAACGTAAGTAATTTTTATTATTTATATTTTTTGTTACCATTAACGTAGTGGCGTTTTAATGAATGGTAACGTTGAGGCTAAACACAGTAAATATTATGAGAGAAGAAATAATTGAAATACTTAGAGAAAATTGGCATCATAGCTATAATGATTGTGCAGACGATTTATTGGGTTTAGGTATTGTTAGCAAAAGTGTTGCGAAACAATACGCTGAATTTTGTGTAATGTGTGACCGAGAAGGATTACCACTACTTGAATTAGATGACTACATTAAGCAATATTGTTGCTAACGGTTTGAATATGGTGTGTAGCCACCCTAAAAGAGCTACGAAGAATTAAATAATGATTTAAAAATTGAATATGAATACATTAAAATTACCTAAATGGCTATACACTATATTTGGTGTTATGCCTCGTTCTTCATCAGAAAATAAAGAAGCAAAGAGAATTAAATCTATGTTCATGATTTATTTTGACGGGTGCTACATGATAGACCCTGTTGAAGATACCTCAAACACCTTTGCAATGGGTATATGTAAGCTTGAATACAAAAATAACGAACTAACTGTACACCTTAGAAGACCAGGTCTTTTAATTGGCAAAGGTGGTCGCATAATTGATGCACTATCTGAACATTTAGAGTGCAAAATAAAAATTGTTGAAGTTAATTTAAATGAGGCATAACGGAATTGTGTAAGATTAGTATTAACGGATTAAAAATAAAAAAAGTAAATAATTATGGATAAATGTAAATGGAATGTAAAAATATTAAACCACTATTTTAGATTGACTGTAGAAAATAGATTTATAATACTTGGATATAGGGGTGAAAATTGGAAAGAGTTAGTTAATATTAATTTTACACTTTGTTAGCACATCGTTTTAATGTTTGCTAACGGGCTTTGTGTAAACCGTCGTTTTAATGCGGTTTAAACGTTGTTACCCTTAGTGAAATGAAAAAGGGCGTGCCTGCCCAAGAAAGGCAAATTAAGAGTATTAATATAAAAAAAAAGATTATGCCAAATCACGTATATCAAAAAATAAGAATAGATAATTGGAGTGAAGATAAAGCACTTGAAAATCTTAAAGGGAAAATATTTAACGACAAAGGAGAGTTAGATTTCAATAAAATTATACCACAGCCAGACAACATATTTAATGGTGATTTAGGAGAAGAAGAAAGGCAAATGTGTATTGATAAAGGTATACCAAATTGGTTTGATTGGAATAGAGAGAACTGGAACACAAAATGGAATGCTTACTCTTTTGAGTTAAATCAGGATGATTCAAATACATTATCCTTTAATTTTCTAACCGCTTGGAATATTCCTGTACCAATAATGAATAAAATATTTGAGTTAGTAAGAGGTTCAGAAATACAATACTTAGCTATTGATGAGGGATTTCGTTTTGCAGAGAGTGTAAGAGTAGATGAAAAAGGGAACGAAACTCAAAAGGATTTAAAAGAATATTGTGACGAACTATTATTTGCAATGCTTTAACCGTATGAGTGGTCGCCCTTTTTTATTTTATTAAGGGTAACGGTTTGAATAAGGGGCGTTTTTAAATGCCCTTTATTTGTTGTTATATGCTTTTATTTTTGAGCGTTTGAAAAATATTTTTAAAATTTCTTTGTATTTTGTTTGTATATCAAAAGTATTGTAGTATCTTTACACCAGAAACAAAAACAAATAGATATGAAACTTACAAAAGAACAACAAGAATTATTTAATACTTTAGTTAGATTAGGAGATTCAAAAGAATTGGCTTTAAGCACAGTGTTAAGCACTAAAACAGATAAAAACACAGATATTTATCAAACAGCTTACTATTCTTAGTAGGTTGTTAAGTCGTGCCTAAAAGGTCGGGAGCAGTTATTGTTTCACACCGAATAACATGGTGAAATGCCTAGCGGTCTGCGAAGTGTTATTGCGACTTAATAAATTAAGATTTCATGAAAACAAAGATAAGAACAAGTATATTAAACATCCCAAGTATAAAATGGTTGATGATAAAAACAATGCAAATTGATGGTTGCATTTATGTAACTCCATTAGAATTGTATAATTTATTAGGTTGCCACGGTGGTATGTTCCTAACTGGTAAAGCTAATGATGAAGAAATGAATTTTATTAATGATTTCTATAATCTTAAATCAAATTGGAAAAAACAGTTGAAAGAAAGTATTGAAGCAGACTTTAAAAAGTTTAAAGAACAGTTAGAAGAAACAATAGTAAGCGAGTTTAAACCTAAAGACGTTGGGGTAGGTGTTATTCATTGCATAAGCTGTACTGAACAAGTTGAGAGCCTAGCTCATAAAATTATAAACTTACATGAGAAACTATGAAAATACCCTACCAAATAAGAATTGACAATGACCTTTTAGACAAGGTTAAGAAGTCTGCAAAGGATAATGAGAGAAGTGTAAACGCTGAAATACGTTACTTGATTAAGTGTGCGTTGGATAAAAAATAATTGCATATAACTGTATTGTGTATGAAAAGTAACGGATAAATTAACAATAAACTTAATAGATATGACTAAAATAAAAGTAGAATTACCAAAAGGATTTATGAATGTAGGCGTGAGTTTAAGTAATGACTTAATAGCAAATACAAATGATAGTGCAAGATGGGATACTTTAAGGTTTCCATTGCCCAAGCCGACTTATAAATGGCAGATACATTCTTACGAAGACGACAATAAAATAGTGAACTTAATTGATAAGCAATAAGTAGTTATTTTTTATACACGTTGTTGGCATCATTGTTTTAATATGTGCCAACGTTGCGTGTTTTAAAAACTAACCACAATAAATAAAACAATGACTAAAGACGAAATTAAGCATATAAATTGGATGTACAACAGATTGACAAGTGTACATAAAGAAAACCCAAACACTGACTATATGATACGTTTTAAAGAAATAATTGATAAGCAATTAACTTTATGCGGTGTTGTGAGTACGTTTTTTTGCAAAGATGAGGATTTACAATATTCTTCTAAAAAATGTAAAGAACAATGTAGTGGCTGTAAGTGGATTGAAAACCTTTAGCAAAATAATTACTTACAACGTTTTGTGTATGGCACGTTGCACTCACAGAAATTAATTAATAATAAATAAATTAGAAATAATGACAGAAGAAAATAAGAATACGGGAAATGGCAGAAAGATAACTGGAAAGATGTTTACTTGTATAGTGATGAGTTTATGATTAGTGAATTTAAAAAAGCTAATTGTGGCTAACGGTTTGTGTATGATTAGTAGCTTGAATTAAAAATAAAATTAACGAATAAAATATAAAATGGAAAGACCTAACAGAAAAGACTATATTAACAAAGCTACAAAAATACAATTGATAGCAGACCAAGAAAGGTACATTGACTTTATAGAAAAGAAATTAAAAGCTATTAATTACACACCTTGTTGTACGGAGTTAAATGCTGATGATAAAAACAAGTATTTTATAAGTGGGTACAGACAAGGATATGGCGATGCAATGAAAGATAATAAAAAGTAACATTTTATTACGTACAACTATTATATATCAACCAGTTAATTTAAAATACTGATTATGAGCATTAAAGGGAAGGCAACTGTCGATAAATATATTAAAATATTGACAGTTAAAAATTATTAAAGATAAAATTTGATTATAATGAAAACAACAAAGAAAATAATAATAAGTATAGATATTGAAACTGAACAAGATATAGAGAAAGTATCAGCAGCAGTAAAAAAGGGGTTGTACTACGGATTAGATGTTAAGTGTGTAGCTGCCCCTAAAGATGTAAAGATTAATTACTGCCAAGAAAGGTAGTATTACACACAACGTTTAATGTATGGGCCGTATGAGGAACGAATACGGCCCATACATGGTGTTATAAACAGTTTTTAAAATTATTAAATAAAAAGATATGATAAAATATATACAACAACATATAAACCACATTAAAACGATGGTTTATATTAAACGTTGTATATATGAAAATAAATTAGTATATTTGTAATTGTTTATAACAAATGATATTACGCAGTGGTAAATATAAGGGTAAAAGCAAAGATTGGGTTGAAGATAATGACCCATCTTATTTGATTTGGGTTGAAGAATTTAGGCCAGAAATGTTAAAAGATAGGAAATATAATACTACCTCTGATAGTGAGGTAATACCAAACTACAGACCTAAACCTTTAACACCTAATATGAATTTTGACAACGAGAAATCCGAATACGACTCAACAAAAAATAAATTAAATAATAATATAGATAATGATGAATCAGAACCCGAGTGGAACTTCTAAAACAATGTACGATTGGTGCATTAATAGGGAATTAAAAATAGTTGGCCTTGAAGAATATAAGGATGTTGAATTTGATTTCTACACCAAATACATTAGTGAGGAAGAATTTAACACATCAATAAATAACCTTAGAAAAGAGAAGGTATTTGAAAGAATTGAGATTAAAGAAGGTGAATTACACCTTAAATCCGATAAGTACCTAGAGTTAAGGATGTACACATTAGTGCCATATAATCTACTTGGTATTCAGATGGGTATCCAACATGAACATTCAGTTGTTCAAAATGTCGTTAACAATGTAATCGAAAAAATTATTTCTGGTGAAGAAATGGATGAAAAATTTAAGCTTTGGGCAACAGAATGGAAAACTTCTATTTTATTAAATGGTGGTACTTCAAATGAGGGACACATGGTTAGACATGGGTTTAAAGATATTTGGTATGTTGGGAGTATGCAGCAGTATTTAGAAAAATTAGTTAATGCAGGAATAAATATTTCCACATTTTATGAACCAGACTTAAATTCAATGCTTACTGGAATCTCATTCATTGTTGATGAAAGAGTTTTTAATAGAAAACTTTATAAAGACTTTGTACCAACCCCTTACAATTTTTTAGTTGATGGGATTAATGAGGAAACAGTTAGGTGTTGGGAAGAAAATAATAATATGAATAAGGCTATTTGGCTCGACAACATTGGTGGAGAAAAAAATGAATTCTTAAGGGAGTTGTTAAACCCTAAAGGACCACTTAAATTAGCTAGGGGATAACGTTGTTTAATTAAAATACATTCATGATATGAAAACGATACTAGATGATTTAATTAATGAACAACAATTAATACTTAAGTATTTAGACTATAATTATGAAATTGTGAGGTATTCTAATAGTTTCGAAATAAAAGAAAAAATAGTGATAAAACCACTTACGGTATTGATATATTTAATGACATAAAAGTTTATTATGGGTTAGGGGTTAGAATAATTGATATAGTTTTTGATGCTTGGTTAGAATCATACGACTCAAATAAAAACACAGTTAATTGGTTTAACACATCCGAAAGAAACTATTTTGGTGAACCAATTACTGAAATTCTAACAATACAGCGAAGAACAATTGATAGCCCAATGCGATTAGAAATAACATATAGTGCTAATACATTACATAGGTGTTATTATGAATTAACTTATCGAAGACAAATTATTAATTCATTAATACATCAAATAGTTGATACAATAGGTTACACTGCTGGGAGTAAACTTTATGGGTTAAATCCATTTAACGAGGTAACTTGTGTGATGCGTGGGCTTGGTTTTGAAACACAGGAAATTAGTACACCTAGTTTAGGTAAAAGATTCGTTTGGTACCACACTAGAAATAGACAAACAAGACAACAAATAGGTTATGAGCAACATGAATATCACAGAAATAATATCTCTGAAAGGTACAATATATTTTGACGTACCAGATAAAACAAACAAACATAAATACCAGACCTCTTGGAAAAAAATGGCTATGGTCATGTTTAATGATGATGTTACAGAATATTATGCTTGGTTTATTAAAAAAAGATTTGGTGTGGAACTTTCTAATCCGTTAAGGGGTGGTCACATTTCATTTATAAACGACTCTATAGATGAAATGACCAAACATTGTGATACTAAGTCTGAGAGAAAAGCATTATGGGAAAAAGTTAAAAAGAAATATCATAAAAAAAACATTACGGTTACATTAAGTTTAAAGCCACACATAGAGACACCACACTGGTGGTTCATTGTACCACACTCTGATAGAGGTGAGTTACAAGCAATAAGAGAAGAGTTGGGTTTTGTCAATAAAAAGACTGGATTGAGTAAACCATATTTTGGTATGCACATGACAATTGGTTATGCTGTTAATAAGAAATCAGAGTTGAAAGCTGAAATGAATGTTCAAACAGCAAAGAAAATGAATTTAGCGCAAACAGACTACATTAAACGTTTAGTAGATAATGGTTATATAATATTTTAAAAAAAAATCATAAAATTATTTGGTAAAAAGTATTTTTTTATTTATATTTGTGACACATTAAACTTATTAAATTAACGTTTGCTGGATTCCCAGTTGAATTTAAAGTTGAAGGCGATGAAGTACTAGTTACTTGTAAAGGTAAGACAAACATTTATACTAAGGAACATTTAGAAAATTTGAGTAGAATAAGTAAATAAAATTATTCTGGGGTAAATCACCCTAGATTTATTGAAATTAATAAAGAAGAATTAAAAAAGGTTTTAGAAGAAAATAGTCTAAGAAAGACAGCAAAACATTTCAATGTAAGTGTGGGTTGTATTCAAAATAAGATTAAACTTTTTAACCTTTAATTATAAATTTAACAGAAAGGAGCAAAGAAGATATTGGTGGTAGGGCATTAAAAAATACAATTACGAGACGTTACTCACGAGATGAATTTGATATTGTTTCGACTGAACTTATTAAAGTTCTTAAAAAAACATTCAAAAAAGTTGAGGTCCCATTGTTTTTTCATAGTAAAGAAACATTCGGTGATATTGATATTATTTTATCAACGGAAGGTCATGAATTTGTTTCAGATAGTGACTATAATTTCATTAGGACATACATAGAAGAAACATTTAAACCTAATGAAATTTTTCATAATAATAATACTTATTCGTTTGACTATAAAGAAGTACAAGTTGATTTGATTTTTTGTTCTCCAGAAAATTATGATTCAAATCGACATTATTTAAGTTACAATGACCTTGGGAACTTTATCGGCAGAATCACCCAAAGAATGGGGTTGAAATATGGTCAAGAAGGGTTATGGTATAACCACAATTTTAAAGGTCAGAAAATAGGTAAGGTGATGATTTCCAAAGATTACCCAAAAATTTTTGAATTTCTTGGTTTCGATTATAATAAGTGGTTAGAGGGTTTCAATACGTTAGAAGACATATTTGAATACGTAATAAACAACCCGAAGTTTGATTCAAATATGTTTGAATTAAAATATTTGAACAAAATTAATCGTGAGCGTAACGCAAAGCGTAAATCTTACATGTCATTTCTTAACTACATTCATGATAATTACCCTAATAAGGTATTTTTATATGAGTCAGATAAAACATATCTTGATAAAGCAAATAAGTTTTTTCCAGAAGCTAGAATGACTGAAGCTATTAGGAAATTAGAATATGAACATTGTGAAAAACTTTATATTAAATCTAAGTTTAGTGGGGGTGTTATAATGAGGAGATATGGTTTACGAGGTAAAACACTTGGGATAGCCCTAAACGGATTTAAAAAATGGGTAGAAGAGACCTACCTAATTGATGATTTAGGTGATAGTGTTGGTGATTACAATAGTTGGGTATTAGAAACCACTACTGATAAAATTTATTGGACATTTGAAACTTACTTTAAATCAAAATACTTTCAACCTTAAAACAGTAAAAATTTATAAATAAAAAAACAAAAATTATGTTAAAAAGAAAAACAATATTAATGGTAATAATAACAATATGTTATTTATTTTTACCACAGACTAGTCAAGCTAAAGGTAGTTTTTTCATATGTGACAATATATCCGTAGTTGATAGTAATAATTACGAAAATATATCTACAACCAATAGATTTAAAAGACCATATACAACCTATAAGGTATTTACTGCTGAAGACCCAGAAAATGTGAGTAGTATAACCACAAAAAAAGAAAGGTTAGTGTTTAGGATGGCTACAGATAGTTCCCATATTAGATTGGTTATTTATGATACTAAAAATAATGTAATAGATGACCGTAACTGGGAATTACACAAAGTCAACACATCAGACCACAGATGGACCGTATGTAGTGTTAGTAATGATGAAATATATTTTGACATAATATTTTTCAGTCAATTAGATAGTGAACAACTCGTTATATTTGATTATTTAAATGGTGCACATACCGAGATAACTGGTTCATTAGATTATTAAATAACACTCTGGGTATACTTAGATTTTTAACGAATAAATAAAGATTATAATACAGATTGAAAAACAACACTTATTTAATTTAACGATGGATATGTTTATGGAAAGCCCACATTTATCAAACCCAGTCGTTGCATCTACATTATTACCAAACAGATAGAGCGACTAAAAAACTACTATACACCCGTTGTTATACCTAGTTTGGGAGATGCTAGGATGGCAAAGAAAAATATATGGGTAAGAAAAATATTAGCGGATTAAACACTCACTTAACAGGTGTAGGGAACCATTTTCAAGATGGTGTAAATTGGGTGTTAAATAAAATCAAAAAAAAAACTCAATTAGACATAACACACATTGTATGTTGAGTGAGGAACGAGTTACATCATACAAATTGTTATTAACTGATTAAATTTTATACAATGAAAAAGCCACATAAAATAGTAATGTTACCTACTGAGGATAGTAGTTGTTTATGTATTGCTGATGGTAGATTGTACTATTACTCAAAGGATAAATGGTTTACTAAAGATTGTGACACACAACCACAACACCTCTACATACTCTCAGATGATGAGATAAGAAAAGGTGATTGGTTTTATAATGGTGTTAATGTGGAAAAAACATTAAGAGTAGAATCTCAAATTCCATTTCATGGGTGTAAGAAAATCATAGCTACAACTGATTCTAAGCTCACAAATCTTATATATAAGAATGAGGAAGACTATTTTAATTATGATAATGGTGATAAACTTAACACTAATAAATTATTAGCTCAAATCCCTCAATTACTCATAGAATACTATACTAAACATCAGCCTGAAGAGGTTGAGTTAGAGTATGAATGGATTGAAAGAAAAAGGAATCAGTCTAAAGAAGATAGAAACTATAAACTCAAACTCCAAAACAACGAGGTTATTATATCTTCTTTTTTATGTACTTATAGAACACCAAAGGATTCTTGGACAAAAGAAGAGTACCTCAGAGATATTAAACAGATATTAGATGACCTTAATGCCCATGCAGAGGGTTTACCCACTGATGCAGATATAAAGAAGTATATCAACAATTGGGTAGATAAAAAGTATAACAAATTTTAAAACACTTATATTAGTAGGTGCAAAAATAAATTGTTAATTGAAGAAAGGGTTTTCTTCAATTAACAATTGTATTGTATCACTTATCTTTTGACAATCTGATTCAAACTGATTAATATCCCCCTCATCTAAGATAAACCACTCACCTTCAACACGTTTAGTGGTGTGTTTTTTATGTAACCACGCTTCAACCTTTCTGTAATATTCACAATCAAAATTTTTAACCAAAATTATTTCATCTGGACACCCAGTTTGTAATTCACGCAACCTATCTTTAACATTACGCCTAGTAACACCAATTTTATAATAATTGGTGTCAATCATATTTAGCAAATATATTGTCCCCATAATAATAATTATACCCATCTTTATTGAATTAGTCAATATTTATATATAACTTTATTGGTATGGTAGAATTAAAACAATTACACGAAGAGATTGCATCATTATTAAAAAAAGAATTTGGTTTAGATAAACTTGATATGGGTGATGGAGATTGTATCAAAGAATTGAATTTTAAATTAAAATCAGGTTGTGATGGGACAAAAATAAAGCAAATACTCAAAACACATTTTGGTAGCTCTTTGATATTCCATGCGTGTGAGATGGGTGGGGTATTAGGTATTTTAATTGAAAATAATTGCAAATAAATTAGGAATACCCTAACATATATATTATCTTTGACGTAACTAACAATTTTGGGCACACACTAGTTACTAACGCTCCGTGTATCATACATGTGTAAATATGAATAAACATTAATTAAATAGTTGAACTATGAAGAACACAGAAAAAACATCACAACAATTAGGTGTAAGTAGATTTAAAACATTGACAGCTAAGGAAGCTAGGAAGCAATCTTTGTCTGTTGCGGAAAGATTGGAGATTAGAGTTTTTATGGATATGATTAAGGATGCTATAGCTCACGGCAGAACTTATTGTTATTTTAGTAGACATATCTCGGAAAGACAATTAACATTACTTAATGCCCTAGGTTATAAGGTAACTAATTCATATGATTTAACATTAACAAATAGTCAAAATTATAAAACAAAAATATTATGGTAGATTTACAATCAATTTTTACAAAGTTAAAACACTTAAACAATGAGATTATACGCAACATTTGAAGGGGTAAAAGACATCGACCCAACGAAATACGATAAATTCTATGGAAATCTACAATTGATGTGGTCCAACGTTAAAGATGATACTGGTTCACCACTTAACGGTGTATTTCATTGTAATAGAGCCAAATTATTTGAATCACTAACACTTAGAAAAGGTAATCGATATGTTTTGGGTTGTAAGGAACTAAAAGGTCAAAAAATATACTTCCCATTATCGGTGATGAACACCAGAAAAAACCCAACATGTGATATCATGAGGAAAGCTTTTGGTGATTACACATTTATTAAGGGTAAATTTAAAGGAAAGTGGTTAAAGAAGATGTCTCATTTGGAGAAAGATGAGCTTAAGAGATACTTATTATACCTAGGTAAAAATACTAATAATGAAGCCACAGTGATAAACGTATTGAGTGTATTAAAAATATTAGATGATGAACAAAAACAATATTAATATAAACATCTAAATGTAATTAATTACAAACATAACTAATTAATAGTCAACACATTAAAAATTAAATTAAAAATAATTACAAAAACACTTGTTTTTTAATAAAACTTTTGTATATTTGTAGTATATTTAAAACAAAGGGGTAACTCTTAATACAAACAAAAACAAAAACATTTTCAATGCAAACAATTGTAAACATATTAACACTTAACTTAGTCTTATGCCTATCGGTATTAGACGGGTCGAGCTATGTGTTTACGTAAGTATAGAAAACTTAAACATATTCAAGCTCGATTCAGTTACTGAATCGAGCTTTTTTTATGTCTAATATGTCTTGGTTTGTCGAAAAGGTAGGTCTTTGAAATAATGTCTCAGTGCTCCGAGTGGTCGAAGGGGGTGGGTTGCAACCCCACCAAAGCGTAGTTGCTTCATCATAGGTTCGAATCCTATCTGGGACTCATGAATTGCAAAAAGTTTGTACAAAATGTGGGTAAGAAAATGAAGTGTAGGTGAGATTCTAACTCACCTACACTTCATACCGCTTCCGACTGGTCGGACTTTTGAATTTATAAACTTAAGGGGTGGATGAAGTCCCATAAGAACTAAAAAGATTAGGTAGACTGCAAGTCCACCAAATGCTCTGTGGATGTGATGGTCAGCATACTTGTTTTACATACAAGGTGAGAAGGTTCGATTCCTTCACGGAGTACAACACAAATAGGGGTGTAGCCGAATTGGTATAGGCAACAAGCTTAGACCTTGAAATCTGTGGGTTCGAATCCCACCACCCCCACTGCCTAAACTTCGCTACGTGGAGCATTGGAGAGTCATGGCAAGGATTTAATTTTAGCGGGTAAGCAACCTAGGAACGTGAGACCCAAGTTTATTAAATTCGACTCAAAGCTCGCTGGGGGCATATCCCAGAGGCAACAGGTTCGATTCCTGTCGTAGCAACAATAATATATTGCGGGGTGGACTGGAGTGGCTCCAGCTGGGTCTCATAAGCCCAATCACGGGGGTTCGAATCCCCCTCCCGCTACTAACACATGGCCTTGTGGTGAAATTGGTAAACACAGGGGACTTAAAATCCCCCGCCCATTTAGGGCTTGTCGGTTCGAATCCGACCAAGGCTACAAAGCACAAGTACTTGTGCTGGATTAGATATGATGGAATTGGTAGACATGACCCCTTAGTCGGGGTGGAGAAAACTTTTGTCACTCCGTGTAGGTTCGAGTCCTACTATTTAACCCCCCCAAGTGGTGAAATTGGTAAACACACAACCTTGAGGTGGTTGTGTCCGAAAGGATGTGTGGGTTCGACTCCCACCTTGGGGACAAATAAAAGTAAATATTATTTGTTTGAATTAATAATTATTAGATAATATTTATTAATATGAATAGATTTATTTTAATAGTGGTAATATTAATTTCACTCACAACATCATGTAGTTCATCACAACATATTTGTGATGCTTATGTATCAGATAACACAACAATAGATGACAATAAAATATGAAAAAATTTAATAGAGTATCATCGATAATCGTATTTATACTAGGATTAATTGGTAGTATAAGTTTTTGGGTATTTATTGTACAAGGAGATGTATTTGAGGATTGGTACCCACTAGTTTCGATGTTCGTATCAACACATTCGGCATTAATAGGTGTTATTTTTTATGAGATAATGAGGTACACAGGTAAGTCATTCAAAGAATTATTCAAAAAAAATAATTAAACTTTTGGTTAAATAGAATATTATCCTTATATTTGAATAAGAAAGTCGATTCAATTGATATTTATTGATGAGTTGGTTTAAGTTAAACTAAAACATAAAAAGTATGGGAATTATAACATTTATTTTATTAGTAATATTAATTATAATTAGGGTTATTGAGTGTTATTTGTTTATGAAAAAGGTGAGTAAAGCTTGTCGAGCATATGACATGAAACACATAGAAAATAATGAATTATTACTTTTGGAGATGTTAGAACGTGAAGATTACTATATTACTAGTGATTGGTCAGCATACAATTTCTTATATTTAAAAGGACCAAACCCTTTGTGTTTGTTTTTCTCTGTAAAACCAATCACTATTGAAGCACAATATAATAAAAAAGTTGTTGAAAAACTAAACACATATGAAATTAACTGAAGCATACAACAAAGTCATTCTAGATGAATTTTGGAACGGATTAGAAGAAGAACTTCAATTAGATGAATCTGAGAGTGGATTAAAAAACCTAATCGGGCAAGCAAACGAAATTATATTCAAGAAATTTCAAATAAACCCAAAAGATAGAGAATACTGCATAGTTGGTTCAGCAAGATTATATTTATACCCACAACTTAGGGATGCCTTTGGGTTAGAAGGAACTATTGGTGATTTAGATATGGTAATACCAGACAAGAAACACTGGATACAAGCTGGTTTAGAAGAAAACTGGAATAAAGGTGGGGTTTATAGACCAACTGATGATGGTTCAATTGAAGCGTTTAATGTGTGGGACCCAGCAAAAGCTGGTGGGGAATACGCTGACGTTCAAGTAAGGTCAACCCAAGAAGTAATCAAAGATGGTACACTAATTAATGGTTATTACTTTATGTCATTACAAGATATTATAGATTATAAAATGTCTATGAATAGAGAAAAAGAACAAGATATTGTTAACCTTATTTCAGCTTATCAAAAAAGTGGGTCATCAAACAGAATGGAACTACTTAGAAGAATGGCCAAAATAATTGGCTTGAATAAAACCAAAGAATTCTTAGGTAAAGTAGCTAAATAAATATGAAATCACTAATTAAAAAATTACTCAGAGAATCATTATTAACTGAACTAAGGGTAATTAACCCTAAATCAATTTCTAAAGAAGAACCACTTAAAGACTCTGATACGATAAGGGTATATCATGGTTTTAATGATTATGAAGATGCAATTATGGCAGTAAAGTTTGGATTTTCTGGTAAGGAAAAGGCTAAAAGAATTTATTCATATGAGTCTAACAATAACCCTAATGGACTATTTGTTACTTTAGATTTAGAAACAGCAAAAAAATTCACGAGTCCAAGAAGTAAAAGAGGTATCACAGTTATTATGGAACTTAGTGTTAAAGTATCAGAATTAGAGGCACCAGTATGGCCTAGTGGTTCTTATACAGTACAAGGTCAGATGTCTAAAAATTGGAGAAATGATAATGATAGATACGAAAATGGTACACTTAAAGCTAGGGAAAAAGCATCACAAAGTAAGTATGGGTTTATTAGTGGTGCCGATAGACCAGAGTTAGCTGCAACTTTAATGGGGTCAGAGAACCAAGCATTATATATGGGAGATATAAACCCCAATATGATTAAACGTGTATTTTTTGGTGAATCTGGTAAACATAACCTTATTGCTAAAAATCTAGATAGGATATCCCCTAAAGAATTCCTTAGTAAGTTTGAAACACATGAGCCAGAAAGGATAAAACATAGTAGAAGCGGTAAAGAAGTTGAAACATTGAGTAATAAAGGACAAGAGTATTATAATAAGAAAAGAAAAATATTCCAACCCAATGACGATTTCTCAATGGATATCTTATCACAAAAATTAAAAGATATTGGATTTACTGATGGTAGTAAAAAACAATCACTAGAATTTCTAAATAATGAATATTCAGTTGGTTATTTATGGCCTAAACAACTAAAACAACTGGAAGATAATAAAATATGAAATCACTAATCAAAAATTACCCATAGATATAGTTTTAATCATCAGAACAATAAGTATTAGAAACTTTCTTATAAAAAAATAAAAAATAAGTTACCCCTTTAAACCCCCATAAAAACTAGGAACTTAAAAAAAAGTATAAAAATATTTTCAAAAATACTTGCTATTTAAAATAACTTTTGTATCTTTGTACCATACTTATAAACAACGAGACTAATTAAGTCTCACAAAAAATAAAAAAATGAACACAGTATTTAACATATTTGATTTTAACTTTGAAGCAGCCGAGGCGGATTTTAGCCTAGGGTGGTCGAGTATTGTCAAAAGTTAAGTATTTAAACATACAACATTTACAAGCCGACCACGAAAGTGAGTTGGCTTTTTTTATGTTAATATGTAACCTTGGAAGTAGTGGTCCTTCGTCTGGTTGAAGCCCAGAAAAGCTCGGTTCGAATCCGAGAGGTTGCACAAAACATAGCCCCATCGACTAGCGGTTAGGTCGCCACCCTCTCAAGGTGGAAACATCGGTTCGAATCCGATTGGGGTCACTAAGATTTGGTTCTTTGACGTATTGAAATGATTATGGTGTGGTAGCTCAGAGGTAGAGCAGTAGGTTGAAAACTTACGTGTCGCTGGTTCGATTCCAGCTCGCACCACCAAATGCTCGGTTGGTCTAACGGCTAGGACGTGTGGTTTTCAGCCATAAGCTAGGGGTTCGATTCCCCTACCGAGTACCAAGTGTCAGTTACTAGTGGTTCTGAACGAAATAAAATGCTACTAAATTCGCCCCATCGTCTAACGGTTAGGACGCTAGGTTTTCAACCTAGAAATAGGAGTTCGATTCTCCTTGGGGTGGCTGGACATACTTTCGTACTTTTTCTCTATATTTATATAGAAAAAATATATTATGGCGAGAAAGGAAAAAAAGTATCACTTTATCTATAAGACAACTAATAAGTTATCGGGTAGATATTACATTGGAATGCATAGTACTAATAACTTGGACGATGGTTATATGGGTTCTGGTAATCGATTAAGGTTAGCAATAAGGAAACATGGTAAAGAAAACTTTATTAGAGAGATTCTAGAGTATTGCAATACTAGAGATGAATTAAGAATACAAGAAGCAAAAGTAATTACTTTAGAAGAAGTTGCGAAGGAAGAGTGTATGAATCTAGCTGTGGGTGGTGAAGGTGGTTATACGAATTCTGGTGGACCAGAAGCTTTCGCTAAGAAAGTAAAAGAAGATAAAGAGTTTGGTGATAGGGTAAAAAAGACTCTTTTAGGGAATGTAAAGAAAGCCCATAAGAATGGTAATATACCTTATGATAATTTTCAAGGTAAAACACATTCTGACGAAACTAAAAATAAGATGAGTGAGTCTAGTAAAGGACAAGGTAAAGGTTCAGCAAACTCACAATTCGGAACTTGCTGGATTACCAACGGTGAAGAAGTTAAGAAGATTAAAAAAGAAAACCTCGATTCTTATATCAGTGATGGTTGGAGACGAGGAAGAAAATAATAATATGGGGTCATAGTTTAAATGGCTAAAATAGGGGTTTTATGAGTATGACTGATAGGAAAGACTATCATTTACGGTTACGTGGTCTAGTCTGGTCAAGGATGTCTGCCTGTCACGCAGAAGGTCGAGGGTTCGAATCCCTTCGTAACCGCTCGGTGTCACACAATGTCTCCAAGGACGCTTTGACGTTTAAAGAGCTTGGTAAGGTAACATAGGAAGTGTGTTGGATAAATTGAAAGTGACTTGTAGTGAAGTGTGATGACGCTACAAAATCCAACGAATATGGGCCATTGGTGAAGCTGGCTATCACACCGCTCTTGCACAGCGGAGTCCTCGGTTCGAAGCCGTGATGTGTCCACATGTATGTAGTTCGATTTGACTTTTTTCCACTTTTTATTTTTTTTATATAAAAAGGAATATTATGGGAAAATGTAAGAATTGTGGTGTTGAAATTTTAGTTAAAACTAGGAGAGTTCACTGTAGTGATGAATGTAGAAAAGAATATAGGAGAAAAGATATGGATGATTATTTAAAATATAAACGAGATGTCCAATTTAGCTTTGCTTTAAATGATTATCCAGATAAATTTGATTTTGACTTAATTAAAGAGTATGGGTGGTATTCACCATCAAACTCTAATAAACCAAATATTAATGGTGTTAGTAGAGACCATATGTTATCAGTCAGAGAAGGTTTTGAAAAAGGGGTTAACCCTAAATTATTATCGCATCCAGCAAACTGTGAGTTAATGGTTCATGGTGATAATATAAGTAAAAATAAAAAATCTTCAATAACGGAAGATGAATTAATAAAACGAATTGAAGAATGGGAAAAATAAGTACCACCAGAGTCACGAGTTCGATTCTCGGTGACTCCACAAATTATTTTTTATAAAAGTTTGGTATTTAAAAATATTAATTATATATTTGTGATGCATAAAAAAATAAATTAATATGAAAAAGACAAAAGTAAGTGACAACGCTTTAAATGAAATTAAGTTAATTAAGTTAAAACGAATTTTAGAAGAATTTAGAGGTGATGATTCAACAGATGGTGTTTTTACCATTAACGGTGAAAAAATACGTGCAACACATATTGAATGTACCCCAGAATTAGCCCAATACATTTTAGATGAATTCAACGACAGTAATAGGCCCGCTAAAAAAGTTAATTTAAATTATTTAAAACGTGAGATTTTAAATGGTAATTGGTTGACCAATGGTGACACCATTAAGTTTAATAATGATGGGTCAATGAATGATGGTCAACATAGATTAAAGTCTATCATTGAAACCAATGTTACGTTACCATTGATTGTTATTAGTGGTCTTACAACCAAAAGTTTTAAAAGTTTAGATGTTGGTACTAAAAGAACTGGTTCGGATGTATTAGCAGTAAAGGGTGTTAAAAATTCAACAAACTCCGCTTCAGTAGTTAAATTTATTCATGCTTTTAGTAACAATAAATATAGTGAAAACACCATGGCAACTAGGACATTAAGTAATACTAATATTGAAGATTATTATGATTTATTGATGCCAAACATTGAAACATCAGTTAAATTTATTAATAATTATTCTAGTACTTGTAAGGGATTTATTAGACCAACATTAATTGGTGGTTTTCATTATTTACTTGGTGAAATTGACCCAGAACTTAGGGATGAGTTTTTAATTAAATTATGTACAGGTATTGGGTTAGAGGCTGACTCACCAATCACAGCACTAAGGTCAAAATTAATTAGGATTCAGTATGATAAAAATAGTCGTTTAACCAACTTAGATATGTTAAAAAATATTGTTTATACTTGGAACAAGTGTAGAAAAGGTCAAACAGCAAAAAATATCAAAATACCGTCAGATTTTAAAATTAAATTATTATAAGACGTAATTTTAATTAAAAATGTCTCAAAATATATTTTGAGACATTTTTTTTTTTAATTAATATTTATTAGTATGAAAACATTAATCAAAAAATTACTTAGAGAAGCACTAACTAATGAATATAATATACCTACTTTAAGTTTAACAAAAGATATTAAAATATCTAATGAAGAAAAAGCGAAAGTCATGGGATTAAATTGGTCTGATATAATTATTGACCAGAAAACTGAGTCATCACCCATACAGTTGAGTGTTAATGTACCTTGGGATTCAAACATATCGGAAGGTATTGCTGTAGATTTACAAATAATTAATGATACATTATTTCAAATACACATATCATTAAGTGATGATTTACAAGGATTAGGTTTAGGGTACAAAATATATAAAGCATTAATTATGACTTATGGTCATTTATATTCTGGTAAAGGTAGGAGACAGAACACCACCCAAGTACCTAAGATATGGTCAAAATTAAATTCTGACTCAGAAATTACGTGTGCATCTAACGATAATGGTGATATTTGTGTTTTGAATGCAAATCCAGATAGGGACACATTATTAGGTTATTTTAATAATTAAAAACTTTACTATTAATTATTTTAATAGTATTTTTATAAAAAGTTATAAATATGGGAAATATTGAATTTCACCCGAATAGAGTTTCAAAAGAAGATAAAAATGAAAAACAAAATCATAAATCACCAGTAGTTTGGTTAACAGGACTCTCTGGGTCTGGTAAATCAACTATTGGTAATAGCTTAGAGCAAGCACTATTTGATAGAGGGATAAAAACACAAGTATTAGATGGGGATAACATCAGACTTGGACTAAACAAAGATTTAGGTTTTAATGATGAAGACCGTAAAGAAAACATGAGGAGAATATCAGAAGTGGCAAAATTATTCTCTGATTCTGGAACACTAACAATCGCTGCATTCATATCACCATTTAGAGAACAACGAGAAGAATGTAGAAAGATTATAGGTGAGAATGATTTCATAGAGGTACATATTAATACTGATTTAGATACTTGCGAACAACGAGACCCAAAAGGGTTATATAAAAAAGCTAGGGCTGGTGAAATTCCAAGGTTCACAGGTATTGACTCACCATATGAAGAACCTTTAAATCCAGATTTAGTGATTGATAGTTCAAAAACACCATTAAATTTTTGTGTAGCTAAAATAATAATTTTATTGCAAGATAGGGGATTAATACCCATGGATATTGATGAATTGGATAAGTTAGATATAAGAAAAACAATTAGTGTTGATTTTGATGGTGTAATTCATGAGTATTCTAAAGGCTTTAAAGGGTTAGATAACGCATATGACCCACCAATGAAAGGTGCTAAAAAAGCCCTACAAGAATTATCTGATGGTGGTTATAATATTAAAATATTATCCAGCAGACCAAAAGAAATTATATATCCTTGGTTAAGAAAATATGGTATGGACCATTTAATTACAGAGGTTTCAAACCATAAATTTCCTGCAACGATATACATTGATGATAGAGGTTTTCATTTTAAAGATTGGAAAACTACGATGAAGGAATTATACAAACACCCAAAAATGAATAAGTAATGAGTTGGAAAAAGAAAAACCATGGGGGGAATCCTACATCTAATAAGGATGTAAAAAGAGCAATATTCATAGGTAGGTTTCAACCTTACCATCAAGGTCACATATCATTAGTTCAACAAAAACTAGATGAAGGTATCCCAGCACTTATATTAGTGAGGGATATTGAACCAGACGAAAAAAACCCATTTGAAACAAGTCAAACAGCACATATGATTCAAAAATACCATAAAGCTAAGGGTGATGATGTTAAGGTATTAATAATACCAGATATTGAATCCGTTAATTTTGGTAGAGGTGTTGGTTATGAAATAAATGAATTTATCCCACCAGAAGACATATCATTTATATCTGCAACTAAAATAAGGGAATCTATTAAAGATAACAATGATGATTGGAGAGATTTGGTTGACGAATCTATACAAGGTGATGTTATCAAATATTTGAGTAAAAATGATAAATTATAATCACACAAATATAAAGTTAAATTCATTTTATATAATATATGAAACCTAAGATAGATAAAAAAAGGCATTTACTCAAGGCAATTACTTGGAGAATTATCGCTAGTATTACTAGTTTTTTACTTGTGTGGATTGTAACTGGTAATATTAATGCAGGTTTATCAATTGGGTTTGCCGATGTTGTTATTAAATTTATACTTTATTATCTACATGAGCGGGCTTGGTATAACTATGATTTTGGTATTCACCGTAAAAATATGAAAAAAAAACATAATATATTTGGTGAACACAAATAAATTATCTATATTTGCGTTAAACAAATAAAATATATTATGAGTAAATTTGCAAATAAGTTATCTGCATCTAATAAAGATATTAGAGAAGACAGAGCAGAAATGTTATCACAAGAGGTGGCATTAGAGGTTTCAACTTTAGTTACTAAGTTAGAAAAAGAAAAATTACAATTAAGAAATAAGATTAGTCGTTTAACGGATTTAGCACCAGATTCTAAGGATTCTTTGAGGCCAACATCTAACGATTTTTGTCCAGCTACTTGGGTATCTGAATTACATAAAACCAATTTAGACCTTAAACTTAAAACTATTGAGTTAGATATTGCTAAAGATATTAATAAAGAATGGTTTAGTGAAGAAAATTAATAATTATGAAGAAAATTTATTTAGCTAAATCAAACCAGACAAACCCAGACGAACTATTAGCTGTTAGAGCAAAACTAAAAGAATATAATTGTGAAATTGTTGAATATACTGGTGGTAGGTTTTCACACACACCTATGTTAGAATCAGATATACTACTGGTACTACCCAACCTTAAAAAATTTAACGACACTAATATTATAGGTAAGGGTTTATTTTCACAAATAGAAACATTTGATGACAACACCCAAAAACCAATGTTTGTTATTTTTAATATTGATACTGATGATGATTTAATTGAGATTGGTACTGTTGAGGAAATGGAAGTCCACGATTGCCTTGACTATATTGAATATGGTTCAGTATATATCGACCCATGTGGTCCAATGACTGATACTATTGAAGAGCTATTAGGTTTAGAGGTTGCAAACCACAAACCAGTTAGTACTAGTAAGTTAAACAAATATTTGTTAATTGGAAAATAATTTACAAAAAAGCTTGTAGGTTTAGAATATAAATTATAAGTTTGCTGTAAGAAAAAAAATAAATATGAATACAGAAATTAAAACGGAGTTACAGAAATCAACATTCGAGATTAACGGATTAAAAGTTAAGATTGCATTGGTAGATATAACACCAGAGGTGGCTGAGAGCTTACTATCAAAAAATTCAAACAACAGAACATTATCACCTAGTAATGTTAAATTTTTAACTAACGAGATTTTAAATGGTAATTGGCAATTTGATGGTCAACCAATTAGAATTGATTATAATGGTAATTTATTAGATGGTCAACATCGGTTAAATAGTATTATCAAGAGTGGTGAAATTATTAAGTGTTTTGTTATTTTTGGTTTAAGACCAGAAACATTTAAAGTAATGGATACTGGTAAAATTAGGACTGCATCAGATGTTTTATCAATTGAGAAGATTAGTAACTCAAGTTATGTTGCTACTTCATTGAAATTACTAGATGCAATTAAAGCTGGTATTTATTCTGGTCATAAGAGAAGAACATTATCGAACACTGAGGTCTTAGAGTATTATGAGAATAATATGGGGATTTCAAATAGTGTGAATTATGTTAAATCTGTTAGTCGTAATTTTAAATCGATTGTATCAGTTTCAATTTTAAGTACATTACATTATTTGTTTTCTGAGATTTCAGAATCAGATGCTAATGAATTCATTGGTAAGTTATGTAGTGGTTCTGGATTGAATGAGAATTCACCAATCTTAGTATTGAGAAACAAATTGATTAAAGCTAATTCTAGTGATAAGAATAAGTTGACTAAAAAAGACATTATTGGGAATATCATTTTAGGTTGGAACAAGTACCGTGAAGGTGAAGAAATTAAAATGTTATCTTTGAAAAAAGATTTCGATTTTATTGCAAAATAAGAATTAATTTCGTAACTTTGCATTGTTAGAAATAACAAAACGTTTTTTGAAATATTGGAGAAATTAAATAAAATTGGTTGTACAAGGATAGAGTGGTGCTCGGTAGGTACAGTAACGAGGAAGGGACCAATATATGTGTTAGTCGATAGACTGGCGTAATATCTATTCATCCGTTATAGTTAACGGCAATACGGAAGGAAAGTTTTCGCAAACCTACTTAGCTTTTGTAATGTAAAAGCAACACGGAGAAAATCCAGAAGTAACTGGTAAATCGGGCAGCGTTAATCGCACGGAATTGCCCCGTAATTAAGGTGAACAAAAATCCGTTATACCTTAAGATTGTGAGTGAAAATCTTACTTTCTCCACTAAATAACGCAAACAAAAATTAATTAATATGGGTAGTTTAGGTTCATGGGATGCATCAGTATCCCTAAATATGAGGGTTGACCTTAAGAAAAGTAAGGAAAACAGTTTAGAGGATATTCAAAAGTTTATTAAAAAGAATAAGCAACTTTTGGAAACCACTAAATCAATTGATAAATTAGTAAAAACCGATGTTTTGGTTGCTATTGAATTTTATGACGAAGATGATGATGAATTAGATTACATTGAATTATCAAGCTTAGGTCTTAAAGATGTTTTAGCTAAACCATTTATTGAGGATAAAGAATACTCTAAACACGAGGAACTAGCAGAATTCGATGGTGATTATTCTTCACCAGAAAATTGGTTGTATAAGGTTTTGGTTGATAGGTCACGATTAGAAACTAAACTTAAGTTTGTTAACTTAAAGAAATTAAAAGACCACATATATGGTTGGGATGTTAATTCACCATATATTGTATTTGATAGTATGGAGTTAGCATCATGTGGTGATTATATTTATTGTGGAAACGATAATTCTAGTTCCGATACATTTAAGGTGACTAAAAAATTCATCGATAGTTTAAGCGTTGGTGATATTATTGTGTTAGAAGGGAATGGTGATGGAGAACATTGCTAAATAAAATATGGGGTGTAGTCAAATGTGGGCTATTGATGGAGCAATACCATCCACTTCCACTAGCAGTTGCTTGACTCCGTATAGTACAGCAACAACCATTGGGGTGTCGGAAGCTCATGAATGGTGGCAAAGGGTAAGGCTAAACCTTTAAGTTAGAGTGCCTAAAACAAAGGAAACGAAGTAGTATGGTGACATATTATTGGTGCCGAATCTCTAACAACACGGGGTTATCACACCTTCGGGGTCACATTGGAAAGTTACAACCAATACCCTTGGGTAATAACGGTAAGTCGGAAACATATTATAAGGTGTACGTTAAATGTACTAGTTACACGCTACTTGTAATGTAAGAATGATAATGTTAGTTCGAGTCTAACTAACCCCACTAGTGGTAGTTTGATTGGATGCTTGGGTCGCTCCTAATACACAATACCTTTATTGATTTTAGGTTTTGTTATGTATCTATTTTAATTACATTATAAATAATACTTAATATGGGGATGGGGTTTACTTAAGTAAACCCCATTTATTTAAATATAAATTTTTTGTAGTTTTTTATTATCTAATATATTTATATATATATATGGAAATGAGTAACTTAATAACTAACACTGATGAAGAAGGTAGTAAACAGAAAGAAGATATCGACTTTAGTCCTAATGATAGCGATGTTTCTAAATCCACTAGGGTACGATGCACTGTTTTACATGGTGATGAAAGTTACGGGAAATTCTTATGGTCTTACCACAGGTATTTTTTACCTAGCATCTGCTTCATTATTTGGTCTATATTGTTACTTACTTGAAATTACCCCATTTACTTGGGTCAACAAACAATTGGTTACATTAAAAAACAAATTTAAGAAATAAACCATCATAAGCTTGATTTATAAGGATAAAATTTGTATATTATAAATTAGATTATGAAATTTGACTTTGATAAATATAAAAAACGTAGATTTCACGATAACGATGATATTGATAAAAAAATAAAGGTATTATTTTTATACTATGATTATCAAGTAATCGATAAAAAACTAGGTTTAACACAACAATTAAGATTGTTAGATATTTGGGTGATTAAATTAATTCAATATGAGTTATATGAAGTAATACCAATGTTCAAACTAAGGCGTTCAGTTTTAATTAAACAAATTAATCGACTTAACCAAAGGGGAACACCAATATTAGGTAGTTTTTTAAGTAAATTAAAAAATATATGGGTTAGGTTTAAAAAAATAGTAAAAAAACCTATTAAAATAAAATAAAGCTGTATATTTGCACTAATAAAAACAATAATTATGAGTAATAACTTTGACAATTTATCCGATGACTTCTTAAATGAAGGTGATAACAATAAAGGTGAAACAAATAAACCTAAAGACGAACCAACCAATAATAATCCTAACTTTGAAGCTATATTTGATTTGGAAAATCTATCGGATGATTTATCTCCAGAAATATTAGATATTATCAAGGCAATTTCTGATATTAAAGAAACTAACATTGATATTTCAGATAAATTAAACCTTGGTGAACCAGACGAACATGAAACCACCGATGAAGACGGTAATACAATTGATAGGAGTGTTTGGTATACGGATTTTGGTTCAGTTACAAGAATTTCATCAATGGATGAATTTCCAGAAATGGACCCAGAATTATTTATAGATTTTCTAGGAAATAAATTTGGTGGAACACCAATTAACCAAAATATAACATTAGAAGAAAAATTAAAAATTGCAGAAGATAAGGAAGATTACTTAGAATGTGCAAGATTAAGGGATGAAATCTTAAAAAAAAAATAAAACACCCTCAAACACAGACAATACGGGGGATTCATAAGTAAATTTTTAAAACAAAATAAAATAAATTAAAAAAAAATACAAAAAAAACTTGCTAATTGTAAATCTTTTTGTATATTTGTACTAGTTATTAAAAACAAGAGATTATTTCTCTAATAAAAAAAAAATGAATTTAATAGGAATGACATATCAACCGAAAACGAAACAGCAAGGCGGGAAGCCTAGTAGAACGGGTATGTTATATCTAAAAAGTACTAATTGGGATTAACCAATACGATACTTAAAATAACAAACCCGACCACACTAGTCGGGTTTTTTTTGTGTCCATATTTTTTTAAACGGGACCTAAAATAAAGTTTAAAAGTTCTTTGACATCGTGGTGATAAATAGCGCAGTAGCTTAATGGCTAGAGCACCTAGTTTGGGACTAGGGAAGTGTCAGTTCGAATCTGACTTGTGCTACTATAAATACTAAGTGTTCTAACTAAGGTGAGTATTAGTATTAATAACAAGTAACTGGGAAGTACAACCAATGAAAAGTATTATGAAAGTATAAACAGAATGAAGATATCGGGAGAGCCGAGGATATATGGTGCAAGCCCTATCTTAGTAAATTCGAGAAGTGACTAAGGATTTAAGCACGGGGGGTCTGGAGCCTTCTGTTAGTCGGTTCGATTCCGACCTTCTCGACTAAATGCGGAAATAGTGTAATGATAGCACGGGGCTAGTTTAGGTCCAAGTGGGATTAGTCAAATAGTACTCAATGTGACTAATGGTTTGATTCCCCCTTTCCGCTCAATAATAACTAAGTAATATAAATTTAATAAATTCGGGATGTTATGCAGATGGCTATACAACGGTACCTTGGACGTATCGGTTCGCTGGTTCGAATCCAGCCATCCCGACCATAATATTATTACTAATATATAGATATGTTGATTATATTAATGTGTGTATAATTAGATTATTTTGGGATATGCAAATTGGCGAAGCAGCTAGACTTTGAATCTAGTCAGATAAAGTTCACATTGTAGGTTCGAACCCTACTCCCAAAACAAATATTGCCTTGTCGTCTACGTGCTGGTTAGGACGCAAGTTTTTGACACTTGAAAAGAAGGTTCGACCCCTTCTGAGGCAACAAAATTAAATTAATAAAACACTTGCTTTATTGGTTTATAGTAGTAATTTTGCAAAAAAAAAGAAAATGTTAAAAAAAGAAATAAAAGTATATGATACAACAACAACACCATTAGAAATAACACAACATGCGTTGGTTAACTTTCTGTATGGTTTTTTAAATGGTTTGGTTATTATAACAATGATAATTGGAAATCCATGGTTAATACTCACAGCATACTATGTATTAAAGCAAGTGGAGAGTAAAGTATTAAATAGAAATAAATACACTAGTAAATTTGGGAAGAGGTTCTTATTTCCAATACCTAGTACGTTAGGATTCTTATTAGGTTGGTATTTAGGAACTTTCTTTAAATAAAGAAACGATTGTGATGAAGTGTAATGGTTGCACGGGTGGCGTTGGGCTGCCAAGATTTGGTTCGAATCCAAACTCACAACTAGATAATAATTTAAAGAATGGTTACAGCAAAGTTAAAAAAGTTCAATTTTTGTTTGAAAACAACCACACCATTCTGTTATTTGGGTGTATTGAGCAATTGGCTGCTCAACAGACTGTAAATCTGTCGTCTTCGGACATTGGGGGTTCGAACCCCTCTACACCCACACAATTTGGTTAGCACTATACAAAATGAACTAGGAAGTGCAACTGGGGATGTTGTAGATACGGTAGGCTACACCAGACTGTAAATCTGGACCTTTAATTAGGCGTTGTGGGTTCGAATCCCTCCAGCCCCACATTTGACATTTTTGGTTAGCACTAGACAAAATGAACTAGGAAGTGCAATTTGGCTCCATAGTTTAATTGGCTTAAAACACTAGACTTGTAATCTTGAGACCTCAGTTCGATTCTGAGTGGAGCCTCAACAAAAATATACTGGGTTTTGACACCATTTTACCGTTAGGAAACGGGACATAAAGGGATTTAAAAAGTCCTGTCCCCGAAACAGAATAATAAATAGGTGTGACGGATGCCGAGAGAGGCATATTTGCATCATAAGTGTTACGATAGCATATGGGCTTTCCACGTCCAAGGCGAGGGTTTGACTCCCTCATGGTGCACAACTTAGTTTATCAGTTCTAAAATTAAAAACTGATAATGCGACAGTAGCTCAAAGGTTAGAGCACCATATTACCAATATGGGGGTTGAGATTTCGAAATTCTTCTGTCGCTCAAATATGAGTATGCTTACTCTTGTAGTGAAAGGGTAGCCCCACGTAAGGGGTGTGCTAAAAAAGCTAAGGACTGAAAAACAAAAATCTACTGAGTACGTATTAAGTAGTTTGGAGTGAAATAGGTGACGGTTCCGATGTAAATCGGGTCTTGAGGTGCGAATCCCCACATACTCACTAAATATCCATAACAAGTCGGTTAATGTGTGACACTAGGTTGGTAAATAAATCTAGTGTTACAGGATTTAATACTATGGGGTTCGACTCCCCGAATGAACACGAAAATAAAATCATAAATAATTAAAAATAAAAACGATGAAAAATTTATTGAAACTTAAACACAAAAGTAAACAGTAAAGCATTCGGCTCAAAAGAGTTACGGGTGCTAATAATAAAATTATTCCCCCATAGCTCAGAGGCAGAGCACTCGACTTTTAATCGAGGGGTCGTGATATCGTAATTCACTGGGGGGACCAAATATAACACCATAAAAAAAATAACCATATTTTTATTTGGTAAACTAATATATATATTTCGTATTTTTGTGTGAAAAATTAAAACAATATATTATGAAGAGTAAAAAAATGATAGAGCAAATAGCGAAAACAGCTCACGCAATACATAGAGCGTACTGTGTGGAAATGGGTATACCTACACAACCAAAATGGGAAGATGTAGAAAACGAACATAAAGATGTAATTTATAATTCAATAAGACATATACTTAGTGGAGACGTAAAAAGCGTAGAGGAATCTCACAATAAATTTGTAGAGTCTAAACACAAAAGAGGATGGAGATTTGGGGAATATTACAGTCTCGAAAAAAAGTTAAATCCAAGAATGGTTAATTTTAGTAGATTAACAAAAGAGCAAAGAGTTAAAGAAAGATTATTTTTTGAATGTGTTAGTAGTTTTAATTAATGCTAATGGTAGGGCTATGTGTAGTGTCGATATTAAAAACTACATACTTAAATAAAGAATTATGAAAACTAATATAGTAGGAACACCAAAAGGAATAGGAAAAGAGGCATTACATATAGCTGATGTTAGCCAACGTATATTGTCTGATTATACTGATTGGTTAAATGAGCAAGACCTAACAGTAAATAAAATAAAAACACACGGAGGTTTCAGAAAGTGGTTTGGGCTAGGGTGGTTAAATAAAAAAGTAAGCTCAGAAGATTTAGTAAAAAAGTTTTTATCTGAATATGGTGGCTAACGATTAGTATATGAAATGTGGAGCAAAGCGGAATTTTTTATATACCGTGTTATGCTCTTTTAAATTTAGAAACTATGGGATTTTACATAAATGAAGAAATAGAAACAAAACTTCACTACAAAGATATTACACTAATTACTGTTGCTTTTGGTGACTATATTGAAAAATATGGTGACAAAATGGATGAAGAACAGAAAACAAGAATGAATAAACTTGTTAATAGGCTTGGGAATGAAATGTATGACCATCCCGACAATGATAAACTGAACAGTCATTAATTGAGCATAACGGTTTGGGTATGTTTAGTGCCGAATTAATAACACAAAACTTTGAATATTATGACAAACTTTGAAATAGAACTATATGACAATTATACAAGATGCTCGGCATTAAATATACCTGATGTTAGCACTCGTTTGTATTACCCGATAATGCACTTAGAAACATTTAAATGGGGTGAATTGATTGAAATAGACGATAAAAACATATTAGCAAACATTAATGGTGTTGGAAGATTTAAAGATAAGATTGAAAACTTTTGGACTAAAAATGAGTGCTAACGGTTTGGCTATGTGCTGAACGAGGAACGAGTATGGCATATAGCTAGTGTTAGGCATAGTAATATTATTAACAGATAAAATATATAAAAATGGGAATGTATACAGAATTTATTATAGATGTGAAATTGAAAGACAGTACACCGAAAGATATTGTTGATTGCGTTAATTGTATGATGGGGGATATAGACAATAATTTATTTACCTATGGAAGAAACCCTTTAATTAATTATTGTGGGAGCGAAACATTTGAGAAGAGTTTTGAAGACCTACACTTAAAAGCACATGGAGAAATAAAGAACTATTGGAGCGACATTGAGAGGTTTGTAGATTTCTTAAAACCATATATTGAAATAGGCTTTGTTGAAGAGGGTGCTTTTGCAAAGTCATTATATAAAGAATGTGAAGAGTGGCAGCTTTATTATGCCTAACTATTATATATCAACCAGTCCAATAAAATCAATAGATGTAGAATGAATTTATACATAATTAGTAAACAAAATCTGTACATTAATTTAATTTGGATTAATGGAATAACTTTACTATCTTTGACTTAAATATAAAGAATTATGAAAAAGATAACAATAGAAGTACCAGAAGGTCATGAAGTAATAGTACAACCAATTAAAAATAAAGAAAAACAATTAGCTACTAGTTGGGAAGAATACAAAGGCCAGTTGGGGGAAGGTATTTTTGTTGGTGCACTACCTGATTATTACCTATCATTAAGAAAACTAGAGCTATTAGTTGAACATTATAATGATGGTTGGAAGCCTGATTATACTGATGACAATTATAAGTATCAATTATACTTTTATAAAGAAAAACCGACCACCGCAACATTCCAGGGGACGCGGGAAGTCTTAACCTTTAGAACAGGAGAACTAAGAGCTAAATTCTTAGAAAACTTCAAGGATTTAATAGAAGAAGCTAAGCCTTTATTATAGAATACTAACAATTAAAGCTAAACAAATGGAAGCGAATAAGAAAAGAATGCAAGTACATATGCTACCTACTAAAGGAGTAAGTAGACTTGCTGCAGGAAAATCAACAGGTGAATTACGTTATCTTAGTGTAGGGATGAAGAGTAAATCAACCTTTGATGCCCAACACCTATACTACACAAGTGATGATGAGATTAAAGAAGGTGATTGGTGTATTATTAACGCACCAACAACATTACATCATAACAACCCACAGAAATGTATAAAAGTAGATTGGGTATGGGATGGTAAGAAGCGCAATCCTAGGTATCATTTTGATAAGGTCACAAAGACTACATCAGGATTAGCAACTACATTTAAGCCAAGAAAAATAGAAGTCTCAACAGACCCTGAACTTACTATAGAAACCTCCTGCACAGGTGTAACTGATGGAGGCAGAACTAGAACTTTTTATGAAAAGAAAAGATTACCACAACCATCACAAGCAACCATTGAAGCTTATTGTAAGAATCCTTTTGATGAGTGTGATGTTGAAATGATAGAAATAATAAAAGGTAAGAAACCTTTTGATATACATCAAGGGTGGAGTATTAAAGTAGACCCAAACCACAACACAGTGACCACTCTTAAAGTAGTTGAGAAAACTTATAGTAAGGAGGATATGCACAGACACGCAAAAGATTTTGCATGCTGGTATTCAGGGATGCATTCAGACAAAGTATATGCTGCATATAGAAGATGGCTTAAAGAGGGAATTAATAATTTATAAACATTATGGAAATTATATTAAGACTTTTAGGGTTTTGTACTTTTGTATCTTTTACTAATATGCTAGGGTTATATCCTGCTATTGAAGATTCTAAAAAATGGGTAGAAGAAGCACACATAATACAGAAAATAGTAGCTATTGTTTACGTAATAGTAATTTCATTAGGTTATTTAAATTTAATAGGTTATATAATGTATCTATTTCTAACGTTTTAACTAAAAACGATACACTTAAATAATGGAGATGGGGTGAAACTCTCTATTAAAACACACTTGGAAAATGTGGATAAGTTTGTTATATACTGTTTAATTGGTTCATAGGTAGGATTAAATGCTGATGATTGATTAAAACAAAGATTAACGTTTAAATTGTATATAACGTGAATAAATAAAAGAATTACTCTAGTGGTTAAGTCAATGAAAGACCTCAGTATAAATACTGGGAATGTGTGAATGAAAGGTAGCACACCACTAGATTAAGTAAAGGTTAAACCTATGTCCTTGTGGTTAATATAAAATAAAAATAGTATGGGAGAAATTTGGAAAGATATTAAAGGTTGGGAAGGATTTTATCAAATAAGTAATTTTGGAAATGTTAAGTCATTAAAAAGAAAATCTTCTATAGGTAGACTATTAAAAGAAAGGTTATTAAAACCAACCCCTGATACTAAAGGGTACTTAAGAGTAGCTTTTCATATAAAAAGTAAAGCTACACATTACTCAGTACACAGGCTTGTAGGTCTAATGTTTCTAGAAAATCCTTTAAATAAAGAACAAATAAACCATAAAGATGGGAACAAAGAAAACAATAATGTTTCTAACCTTGAATGGTGTACAAATAAAGAAAATTCAGACCATGCTTACAATACAGGATTAAAAGATAGAATGATAGTATTAAAAAGATGGAATAAATAAAACCATTTATAGTAGTTCTTATGTTCAAGATAGATTGAATGTGTTCAAGAGTATCACAGCTACTATAGATGGTGCTAATTAAAAAATAACTAGAAAAATAAAACTCTTTGCTTGAAGAAGATAAACAGTAATATAAGCGGACTATAGTAACGCACATTGTAGACTAGGTGGCAGGTATTTAGTGAGTTCTACTAAGCTAAATTTATATTACAAACTACATTTCAGAGTAGTTGTTGTTTATTAGTATCAGATGGAAGTAGTATTGTTATGGTGAATTAACACCCGATAGAGGCGATATATTCCAAGCAGGATAATATATCAATACGAAAACATTCCACATAAAACTGAATGGTGTGGAGCAAATGAGTTTTTAATTTAAAATAAATATTTATTATGTTAAACATATTACCAACAAATAGAAAATCTACTCTTTTAAAAAGAGGGATAAAAAATTTAAACTTAACAAAACCAGGAGAACTTTTTGTATTTAAATGTATATTAAATCATCATTTAAGAGACTACATAATTAATGAAATTGAAAAGATTAAGTTAGAAAGTGGGTTAATTAGAGTTGTAATGAGAACTTCAAAAGCTAGTAATAATTTCAGTGTTTCTGACATAGATAGCAAAGGCTGGAGCAAAAGTATGACTCAATATGAAAAAGAATCTTATGTAAGAAAAGACATAGAGCATAAAACAGCTTATAGGTAGTGGAGCAAAGAGTTTTTAAAATACAAAGTAATTATGGAAATATTAATAGGAATATGTGTCTTGATTGGGTTTATGTATGTTATGGGTTATGCATTCCAAAAAGACTTAAAAGATATGGAAAAAACACACCCTAAATTTAGAAAGCATTTAAAAGATAAGTACGACTTGTAAATGCTTTAATTGGAGTAAATGAGTTTTCAAAGGGAGTTGGCGGAAAGGGAGACGCTAGTAGGTTTTATAGAGTAACTGGATTATTACATTAAGTTGGAAAGTTAAGAAGATTTAAACGTTGCTCATACAGGTTCGAGTCCTGTACTCTCTACTAATATTAAATAATAAACAAAACTTATTTGGTCAGGTAAATTATATTAATTATATTTGTTTTATGAATAATGAACTAATAAATAAATTATTTGAGTTGTCTAAAAAACACTCAAGTCAGTTGAATTTAATCAAACAATATTATGAATTATCACTGGTTAAAAGAAAATCATTAAAATCTAAATACAGTGAGGTTATTGGTTACAAACTTTTTGATAATCTTATTCGTCCATGTATTAGTGAATTAATCTCAAATAATAATTTACAATATAATAATAGTCGTATACCTCAAACAAAAAATCTTAAAGGGTTTAGATATAATGTAAATCATTACTATCGATTACCTCTAAATTCTAATACTACTATTGTTCAATTCAAATTCATGTACCCGAATATAATACTTAATTTATACGATAGTAATCTTATTAAATTTAATAATGAATCTTATGGTAGTGTGGTTACTGAATTAATTAGAAACATACCTAAGATTAAAGATATGGTATCTAAAGAAATTATTTATACTTCTATAGAAGGTTATTTATTTGATAGGTTTAAATCAAATAAAGTTTGGTATTTAACTAAAATATTAGTTAATTCACTATATAGTGAATTAAAAAATACTTCTACCTCTACATTTAACATCACAAACCTTGAGTTAGTACCAAGATATTGTGATAATGTATTTGAAGAATTGATTAAAGAGTTAGGGGGTAGCATTCAAGTTATTGATATTAATAGAATTTATATTTCTGATTACGATAATATTGATATTAAATTACATAATATTTTGGATAAACTTGATTTACCATATGAAATTGTTTTAAAATAATGCTTAATAAATTAGGAATAAAGTATTTAATTTTGTATTTTTGTTATACACAATAAAGGGATTAATATATAAGATAAAACAAATATGGGTTTAACAGGTAAAATTAACACACAATTTTATAATTGGTATTACACACAATACAAAAGATATAAGTTTCATAAATTTATGTGTGAAAATGATGAGGAATCATTAGATGCTAAGATATTTAAAAACAGAATGAAATTATCATTTTTAACAAAATCAATATCTGAACAATGGGGTATTTTACAAGATTTTGCTGACCATATAAATTTTGAAATTAGTGTAGATAGAGATACTGATGAAGATTTGAACCCTATTAACACATTTTCATGGGTAGTTTATGATATTTTATCTAATAATAATTTTAATGGTGGTGGTCTTACAGAAACTAGGGATGAAGCTAGGGTTGAATGCATAAAGGCTTTTAATATTGAAGTAAATAAGATACTAATATAAATGATTATAATATGGATTATAGAACGATAACACGCGAACAATTAATTGATGAATTGATTGATATTAAGGGAGAGTTAGAAATTTACGAAAATAGATTATCAAACGCAGAATCTGAAGCTACCTACTGGGAAAATAAGTATGATGAAATGGAAACTAAATATGATGATGCTGAAGAAGAATTTGAAACTAATTGTGATGCTGTAGCAGAACTTGATTGTATTAATGAAATTTTCGGTAGTAACAATTTATACATTAGTACTTTATCATTGTATGAGCGTATGAAGTTGGAAACATTATTTGAAATTTACCACAAATCATCTTTAGATGAATTAAATGAAATTAATAAAAACAAATAAAAAATGAAAAAACACATTAATTACCCAAAGATTGTTCAATTCAGAAATATAGTGTGAGTATCGTGATGCGGTTGAAAGAGAAGCTAAGTACCAAAAAAGGCTTGAGAAAAAAAAAGCAAGACTTAATAAGAATAATGAGTCTTAAAGGTATATTTTATCATTTTTATGAATATTTATTATTAAAACGATAGTATGTCTATAAAAAATTTATTAAACGAATCATTAGTTAGTATTTACAATGTAAGTCTAATAAATGAAGTTGATTGGGACGATAAGTTCTCTGACACTAAAGCTTCTTGTGTTACACCAGATACGTTAGCTAAAGAAATGAATGCGGAGTTATCTAGAATTAACACCCCAGCAAAGAGTAGGGAAAAACGTGGTGTAGGTAAGGTAATACACACAAGGGGTAATATCGAAAAATCAATGACTAATGGTGAGTTGGATGTTGAGAAATTCAAAAAGTTAATAACAACTAAACCCAAGACAATTTTTGACCAGAACCCAAAGATGGAAAAAACAGATGGTGGTGGTGCACAAATTACAGTAAATACTGGACTACCAGCAATACTAGGTATCATTTATGACGAGAAAAAAGATGAGTTTTTTAAAATTAATACTTGCCCAGGTGCTGGTTCTTGTAAATTAGTTTGTTATGCTAGAAAAGGTTTTTACGGAATGAATGATGGTAAATCGATGAAACTAATTCAAAGACTTAATCTATTAATGAACAATCCAGATGAGTATTACCATATGATTATGGATGAGTTGGAACCCGCAGCTGTATTAGCCAAAAGAAAGGGTAGGAGAGAAGGTCACCCAATTCAATTAGTTATTAGGTGGAATGATGCTGGTGATTTCTTTTCAGATACGTACTATAATATAGCTCAAAAAGTCACAGCCGATTTGTTAGCTGATGGATATAACGTTAAGTCATATGCATACACTAAACAAGGTAAATATATGGATTTAACTAATAGTGATTTTATTATGAATTTCTCAAGGGGTGCTAACAAAAGAGAAATGGATAAAGTAGATATTGATAAGGTCAAACAATCGGTTATTGTCCCTAGAGAAGCATTTTCTGATATTTTTATTAAGAAAGGACCACATTATGAAAAAGACGAAAAAGGACTACCTAAATTTGTTGAAGGTGGGGCAGATGAACTTAAAAGAAGATTATCAAAAGAATATAAGATTCCTTTGGAAACACTAAAATATTTAAATGAGTTACCACCACAACAAGTGGACCCATTAAGTATTAATGCAATAGTTCTACCAAGTGGTGATGGTGATATAGCAGCACAGAGGGAAGATGTTAAAATCACATTTTTATTAATACATTAATAAAAAAGATTATAATCTTTTTTATTGTAAGTTAAAAAAAAAAGTATATCTTTGTGATATGAAAAATATCATAATAGTAGATGTGGACACTGAAAGAACACCAGCAGTCCAAATAGGAAAGATGGAGGGTAGTGAACTACCTAAAAACCATGAAGAAGCAAAAGACGTTATAATTAGAGATATGGCATGTCTAACAGAAGCCCTATGTACACTAATTAATGCTGCTGACCAAAGTAATATTAAGACCATAGAAGAATCATTACAAGATGTTAAAACACATCTTGAACGTGGTACGAGTGATGGTGAAATTAAAACGGTTACCCCTGTTGATAATGTAAACAAATAAAGTGTTATGTATTATAATATAGTATCACTTAGAAATCGTTGGGCACATTCTGGAATATTAAAGGGACTACAGACAATCAAACAAGAGGTTGAATTATCTAGATATTTAGAATCAGCTTCTAATACATTATTGGAATTAGACAATGAATATGGGTTACCAGAAAAAACACCTGACCTAGTTATTTTATCTATTGTTAGATTATATAAAATGGTTTTTGATACTGAATTCTCACATGATAGTAATTTAACCCGAATAATGTCTAATAACCTTAGAATGGATGAACATAAAATTAACGTTCAAGATGTTATAGATATAACTATGAATAATGATATGATAAATATAACCCATGGTGACTATATTATGCAAGAACAGTTGGAGTTTGAAATTAGGACAGATATAGTATTAGAGTATTTAAAAAAAAATAATTAATAAGGTATGAAAATAGGTGATAAGTTTAAAGAAGTAATTAACGAATCAGTAGGTTATAAATACGGTTGTGTAATGTTGTATTTAGAAACACCAAAAAGTTGGTGGGATAAGAGGTTAGATGTAATTGATGATGAAGATGTATATACCCCAGAAGGTGAAAGGGGTTATGGTAAACAACCCGCATCTAAATCACACGTAACAATTATATATGGTCTACATTCAGACATTACAGATGAAGAAATTGAGTTATTAATTGATAATATGGTGGCTCCAGAAGTTATATTAAAGAACATCACTATATTTGATAATGCTGATAAGGGTTTTGATGTTGTTAAGTTTGATGTTGAAGGTAAGGAATTATTTGATATGAATAAAGTATTCGCTGAGAAACCACATACGACAGATTATCCAGATTATTCCCCACACTGTACTTTGGCTTATGTTAAGGCTGGTACTGGTAAGAAATATACTCAAACCCTATCTGATGAAGACAGTTTAACTTTAAAACCAACGAAAGTGGTTTACTCAAAGGCAAACGGAGACAAAAAAGAGTATAAGTTTAAGTAATTATCTCGTTTTACCTACAACTAATAAATTGTGGTAATATTTATATAATATGGAATTGAACATTATATTATTATCATTATTACCTGCAATTATTTATATTATGTTGCTTTATGGAACCGTACCCTACAATAAAATTAACCTAGGGACTGCATTTATTCATTTAATTATTGGGTTTTTATCAGTTGCGTTATTAAAGTTAATTTGGTTGGTTTTCCCTAGTGTCACACATTTTGCTAGTAGTATGATTTCCGAAAGTAGAGACCAACTAAAATATTTTCATTACTTATATTTTGGTCAAGTAGCCTTTATGGAAGAAATATCTAAACTAATAATATTCTTAATAATTAGTCTATATAGAGTAAAGAAAAAAAAGGTAATTGACCACCCAATAGCAACAATGTTTTATATGGGTATGGTGTCATTAGGTTTTGCTGTTATAGAAAACATCAATTATGGTCAAAATTACGGGGAATCGGTGTTATATTGGAGAGCAATAACCTCAGTAATTGGACATATGGTTTTTGGGTTATTTGGTGGATATTGGATAGCATTAGGTAGAACTAGTGGTAGTTTATACGATAGGAATTTATTTAATTTACTTATTAATAATAATAATAAAGTTAGGTTATTTTTATTCACAATAATTGGGTTATTAGCATCAACACTACTACATGGTATTTATAACTTACATTTACAACTTAATGCTAGGGGTGGTATATCTGGGGTTTATATATTATTATTATTTTCAGTTATACGTGTTTATTGGTGTTTTAATAATTTAATGAAAAACCACAAAAAACAAATAAAATAATTCATATGAATTATTTGTATTTTTGTTGTACATATTAAATTTATTTTGTAAGTTTGTGATAAATAAATATATAAAATAAACTTAATATGGGTGAATTCAAAACAATAATATTTACAGTGATAATTACTTGGGGTATCATTAGATTATATGATACTTTATCTATTATAGTACTTAATATTTGGAAAATGCGTAAGCTAAAAAATGATAAGATTAAAAAAGTTTTTCTTATTGATATTGACGGTACGGTATCAGATGACATTAAAAACGAAGACTCACACTTATATGCTGATGCACACGCTTATATTGATGCTAGAAGAGTGTTGAATAGGTGGTATGATTGTGGTCACACAATAACTTTTTTTACAGCTAGAGAATCTAAAGACAGAAAAGTCACTGAAATGTGGTTAAATAAGAATGGCTTTAAGTACCATAGTCTATTAATGGACAAACCTAGAATAAAAGATGGTGAAGTTTATCACTGGATAGATAACAGACCAACTAAAGCCACTACGTATAAAGGTACTTGGTCCGATTTAACTAGGGTAGAATCAGAAATAGAAGTATTTGTATAATATGGGATTAGAATTAGGAAATATCATTATAATAGTAGCTGCTTCAAGTAACAATGTGATTGGGGATAAAAATAAATTAATCTGGAATTTACCATCAGATTTAAAGATGTTCAAAAAAGTAACATCTGGTCATGTGGTAATAATGGGTAGGAGAACGTGGGAATCAATTCCAGACAAACATAGACCATTACCCAACAGGACTAACGTGGTTTTAAGTAGGAATCCAGATTATATAGTTAATGGGGCCTATGTTAGACCTAACTTAGTTGAGTCTTTAGAGGAATTTACACACCAAGGTAAGGATGTATTTGTAATTGGTGGTGGTGAAATATATAAGGAAGCATTTAAATATGCTAATAAATTATATATGACAAGAGTAGTTGCAAATGTTGTTGGTGACACACACTTAGAAGGTTTAGTTAATTCTGATTGGGATTTAGTTGAATTTGAAGGACCATTCAAAGAGGATGGACTAGATTTTAGATTTGAAAAATACAGAAAAAATGGAGAAAATAGTTAGACAAATACTAGCTAAGGATAAAGCTAGTGCAATTATTCAATCATGTGAAAATTGCACCCACTATGATGTGGCTGAACAATATATTAAAAACTACAAAAAACTTTTCGGAGATATGGTTGGTACTACTGAATTGTTGCGTAATTTACAGGGTGTTAAATTAAAAAACTTAAATAATGGCTGAAAAGAAAACTATTATTGTGAATTTATTTGGTGGACCAGGCAGTGGGAAATCAACACAAGCTTTAGGTGTCACTTATAAACTTAAATTAAATGGTGTAAATTGTGAATATGCATCTGAAATTGCAAAAGACCTTATGTGGCGTGAAGATTATGGGTCACTTAAAGACCAAATCAAGATATTTGGTAAACAGAACGGTAAAATATTTGACCTTAAGAATAAGGTAGATGTCATAATAACTGATAGTCCAGCGGTAATTGGTTTATTATATTGTGATAATACAGAAGTATCTGTAAAAGAGTTAAAGTCCTTGGCATTAGCTGAATTTAATAGAGATGATATCATTAATCTCAATATCATGCTTAAGAGAGACACAAATAGACCATACGACCCAAACGGTCGTGAGCAGACTGAGGAAGAAGCAAAACAGAAGGATAAGGATGTTCTTGAATTACTTTCTGAACTTAATATTAATGTACAACACTTTGTTGGTCAAGAGGCGACTGTAGATTACATTTACACAGATATAATGAAAAAATTAGACAAAATTTTGGTAGATTAATACATTATTCTTATATTTGTAGAGTCTTGACATTTACGTAGTTTTCACTACATTTATATCATGACAAAAAAAGCTACTACAAAAAAAACAACTACTAGAAAAACAACAACAAAAAAGGTACCAAAAAAAACACCACAAAAAAAAACACCACAAAAAAAAACAACTACTAGAAAAACAACCACAAAAAAAGCACCACCAAAAGCACCACCAAAAGCTACCACAAAAAAAACTACCACAAAAAAAACAACTACTAGAAAAACAACTACTAGAAAAACAAAAACAGAACCTAAGAAACCAACACCAACGAATAGGGCACCAAGTAAAAAGGGTCTAATCACTAAGGGTATACCTAAACCAACAACAACTAGACGTAAACCACTTAGGAGCAAAAAATCTGAAAATAAGTTTATTAGGTTGAGGTCTGATGCTGGAATTGAAAAATACAATGAAATGGGGCAAAAGATTCAAAAGGGTGAGGTAATTTGGTCTTATTACGCACTTGATGGTAATTTCCATTACCATTATTATTTGATAAAAAAATAATTGATGATAAATAAAATAAAAAAATTAATAAAATCAGAACAATTTAAGGTTTGGTTATCTAACCCACAATTATGGGAATCATTAAATATCGATTACCATCCACCAAGAGTTGAGCGAGTTTGGATGCCATTTAATGATATGCGAGTATCATTACATGTGATACACCCATCAGGTAAATACGACACACAAATACACTCATACCCTTGGGAGTTAGCATCATATGTTCTACCAATAGGTGGAAAATATGAGCAAGGTATTGGTTACAGAGGTTTTGATAAGTTGGGTTTAGAAAATAAAATAGTTTGTACTCAAGAATTGGGGGGTGACATGTATTATGAGATACTCGACCCAAACGCATTACACTATGTTAGACCTTATGTGTTACCAGTATTTATGGTTACCATTACAGGACCAAAAATATGGGGTAACAATGGGGTTATTCTTGACAAGAAATTAGAGCCATTAAGTGAAGAAAGGAAAAAAGAAATATTACAAACATTTAAACACTATTTCGAATGAAATTAATTAAAAAAATAAATGCAGATTTTATTACTGCATTCAAATCTAGTAAAGGAAATGAAACCAAAAAAATGGAAAAAGATTTTCTTGGGTTATTAAAAAGTGAATTTACTAAAGAGTCTAAAGAACCAGAAGACGCCTTTGTAATTAGTAAAATTAAGGCAATGATTAAGAACGCTGCCGCAACTAACAGTCTTAATGAAGTTGAGTTGAAAATTCTTAACAGTTATTTGCCAAAACAATTAACTGAAGCTGAATTATTAAAAATTATTAATGAAGAAGTCAAAACACACGGTTATGAACTAATGTCTAACATGGGTAAAATAATGTCGTTCCTTAAGAACAATTACGGTGGTCAATATGATGGTAAAATGGCTTCCACACTTGTAAGAACATTACTTAAATAAATGTAAAATACATACACAACATGAAAGTAATTTTTACAGATATAGATGGGGTATTAGCAGTCGGTAGGATTGTTAGGAAAGAAACCAAATGGGGTAATCTTTATCGATTTGATAGTAAGGCTGTCAAATTATTTAATGAAGTTCTTGATACAACTGGTGCTGAGATTGTACTATCATCAGACTGGAAAAAACATCACACATTAGAAGATATGAGAGAAATATTTCAATGGAACGGTGTTAATAAATTACCAATTAGTTTTACGGTCAATTCCCCAAAATATGAAGAAGGTAATTCAAATAAAGAGTGGGCATATGGTAGAGCTTGGGAAATTAAAGAGTATGTTGAGAGGCATGGTTTAACTAATTGGGTGGCTATAGATGATTTAAAACTACATGAGTCTGACTATTCAGAATTCTTAGAAGAACACTTTGTATATTGTGGTAGAAAAATGGAAGGGGTTAAACAAACTAGCCTTAAAGATAAGGTAATTAAAATATTAAATAAGTGATTAAAGTATTAAATAATATTGGTATAGTAAATCAGATAAGTAAAATAACGATTAGTTGTTAGATATAAAAGAATTGTAAATGAGTGAAAATAAAAATTTGGATGGAGAATTTATGGGTATTGCTAGGGCATTAAGCATCTTAACAGATGACACCAATACTGGTGTGGGTTGCCTAATAGTTAAAGATAATAAAATAATATTACATGGTGTTAACCAATTACCAAACGGGGTCAAAAAAACAAATGAAAGGTGTGAGAAACCATTAAAAGACAAATGGATGCTTCATTCAGAAAGAAATGTAATATACAAAGCAGCTAAAGAGGGAATAATGACCAATGGTTGTAAGATGTATGTTACCTATTTCCCTTGCCATGAATGTTCTAGAGCAATAATACAAGCGGGGATTAAAGAAGTTGTGGCACCAAAACCAGACTTAACGCACCAAAAATGGGGTGAGTCTTGGGCAACATCAATTGAAATGTTAAATGAATGTAATGTAAAAGTAAATTTTTATGAATATGAGGAGTAATTATATGTATTTTGAACTGAAATATGTTCGAGTTGAAGGTGAAGAACCTAAAAAAGTAATTAATAACGCTAATTGGTTGATTAATCAACCACATACTAATAGTGATGGTGTGTGGGGTTATCTTAACATGACTGAACGACACGGTTTTAGTAAAAAACAACACACAATTGTTGACCAATACTGGGTGGATTTTACAAAATATAAACCACAAGACAATGAAATGGGTAAATTCATTGAAATGGCATTTTCAAAACTTAATTAAATGGGTAAATTAGAGAGAGTTACGATATGTATTGCTAATCAGAAACCAAAAAGATTAACAGTAGAAGAGGTCTCAAAATGGGAACCAAAGAATATTAGTCGAATGGGTGGTGACGTTTATTTTAAAGTTGATAATGATTATGTGTCGATGAAAGTCAATGATTATAATAAAATTTTCGAATAATTGGGGAACTAATTAATTTTTAAGTGGGAAAAAAATATAATACAATAACTTGTATAAGGTATAAATAAACAAAGTGTAAAACAAAAATTAAAATGAAATATATAAATTTATTAATATTATTATTATTATTGGTTGGATGTGCTGATGTATCACATGTGCAAGAATGTTTACCAGAAGCGGAACACACTTATGGGTTCTGGGGTGGAACATGGCACGGGATGATTACATTCCCTTCATTCATAGGTAGTATAATCTGGGACGATGTGGCAGTATATGCTGTTAACAACAATGGTGCTTGGTATAATTTTGGGTTCGTTGGTGGATTCTTCTTTATATTGAAACTAATTGGACTATTGTTAAAAAACAACGATTAAGGTGAAAAAGAAAATTACAATATTCACGGGGGCTGGAGTCAGCGAAGAAAGTGGGATTCCAACATTCCGTTATGGTGCAAATGCATTATGGGCTGGCGTACCAGTTGGTGATGTAGCAACACCATCGGGTTGGAAGAAAGACCGTGAAAACGTATTGGATTTCTACAATGCACGTAGAAAACAATTAAGTGAGGTTTTACCGAATGCAGCACATGAGGCGTTGGCTAAACTAGAGGAAAAATATGACGTAACAATAGTTACTCAAAACGTAGATGACTTACATGAAAAAGCTGGGTCAACTAACGTATTACACTTACACGGTGAATTGACGAAAGCTAGAGGTTGTGTGTATTACCATAAGGCTGCACCAGTTGATAATGTATATAATATTGGGTATGATGACATTAATATTGGTGATAAGTGTGAGAACACTGGCTCACAATTACGCCCACACATTGTTTGGTTTGGTGAGATGCCATTTAATGTTGAAGAGTCAATGTCTGCAATTAAAGATTCTGACATATTATTGGTGATTGGGACTAGTTTACAAATTTCATATACAATACCACTACTTGGTGATGGGGGACAGGCTGTTGGTGAAGTTTATTACATTGACCCAAACCCAGTAAATTACTTAGACACATACAATTTACCAATAACATACATTAAAGAAAAAGCTATTAAAGGTGTAACAGATTTAGTTGAAATTTTAATGGTTAGGGAAGATAATAAAAAATAAAAACAATAAATATGAGTGTAATTAAATTCGAATTAACTGAGCAACATATAGCACTAGTTAAGAACCTAAATTATGAAGCTTTGTTTTCATTAGCTAATGACGATAAAGTATCTCATGAGGGTAACCTATTTGGTTATTCTGATGACACATTTGATGACGTAGGTATTATTATTTATGGTATGCCAGAGGGTGACTTTGACCCACTAAGTTCAGGTACGATTAAATATACTGAAGAACAAAAGAATGAAATGGGTAAGTTAATTAGTGAACTACCAAAAGCATTACAAATAATGTTGCAAACTGGTAGATTTGAGATTGGACAATATAAGACGAGACACCATTTGGTAGATTGGAAAAAATATGTGTAAATTTTGGGAATATTAAATAATATTATTATATTTGTGTAAAACAATTAAAAGTTAGATGATGGATAAAAAATGTAATGATGACCCATTTATGAGTGATTACAGAGCTATTGAGAGGTTAGTTTTAGATTATGTTAAATATGGTAAGTTGATTATTGCTTACGATTATGACAGTACAGTGTTTGATTTCCACAGAAGAGGTGACACATTTACTAAGGTTATAGGGTTATTAAGGGAATGTAGACCATACGCTAAATTAATTGTTTACACACATTCTGATGACGTTAGGCACGGTGAAATTATTGAGTATTTGGACAAGCACGATATCCCTTGGGATACTATTAATGAAGGTATTGTCTGGGTAAATAGTAAAAGAGAAGGTAAATTATTTTACAGCCATTTTTTAGATGATAGAGCTGGTTTAAGGAGTGCTTATTTAATATTAGATAAAGCAATTGATATTATTAAACAAAAACCCACTAATTCGGAAGAAGCATATGGGATGCTAAAAGAACGTGGATATACATTTACATATGATGGAAATAAGTAAAATTATAGAAGGTTGTAAGCTTGGTAAACGTAAAGCACAAAAAGCTTTATTTAAGACCCAGTATGGTAAATTAAAAAGTGTTTGCATTAGGTACTCTAAAGAAAATGCTGAAGATATGGTGCAAGAAGCTTTTTTACAAGCTTTTCAGCGTTTTAATAAATTTGAAGGGGATAGTGAAGCCCAATTATTTGCTTGGTTAAAAACCTTAGCAATTAATAATTTTGTGTGGGAAGCACACAAAACTGGTAGATTTAAAGAAAAAGCAACAGATTTTGTTGAAGAAACGTTTAAACACCCAATAACCAATGAGGAACTTATAGAAGTTAGTGATGAATATATAAGTAAGCGAGACCTTCAAACAAATGACATTATGTGGGCGATTGATATGTTGGATGATGATAAGAGAGCTGTATTCAATATGATGAGTATTGATGGGTTAAACGCCACTCAAACAGCTAAGAAGTTGGGCATCTCTTATCCTTGTTGTCAATACAGATACAATAAAGCTAAGAGAAAAGTTAAGATGTATATTACGAACAAAGAATTATTTAAAGGATTAAACAAAATTGCAAACGTAGAATAAACTAAAAGGTAAATATAAATTTTAGTTTTAATTAAATTTACATAATGTTAGGTGTAGTTACTAATTAACAATAATATGGTGTTTTTAGATGTAATTAGAGTATCAAGTAATAAATACTTAAAAAGATATTGGGATTACCAAGGTGGTAAAAAAGAAATGATTGAAATAAGTTGTTCACGATTTGAGTATGAAAAATATATAAAAAATAGATAATGATACCAGATAGATTAGAATTAAAAAATGGTAATATAGTGGAGGTTGATACTATTGAAATACAGATAAATAATAATGACCACAACAAATACCTTACTGCAACTATTGATTATGCTGAATATGATAATAATCAAGAATTAAGTGATAAAGATTATGATGAGTTAAATGGGTATCATGATTTAATTATAGATTTAATTGACCATTTAGAATTATAGAAATTACATCTAATGGTTGATTTAAGAACATGTGATAAGGGGGATATTTTAATTTCAAGACATGGTAAGATGTTAAGATATTTAAGACCAACATATTGTGGTGAATATTTAGACCATATTGTTCAGTATATAGATAAAGAAGGGTATAAGGGTTTAGGAAGTAGAACACACGATGGTTATGTGTTTTTAAAAAACAGAAAGCCTGAAACAGACCACGATATAATTAATATTATTAAAATTAGTAAAATATTTCAAGAAGTATGAAAAAATTAAGTTCACGTATGAAACACTACGAAGCGTGTTATAGTACAATGATTCCACCACGCACATATACAATCGTAAGGGTTGATGGTAGAGGGTTTTCTAAGTTCACTAAAAAAATGAACAAACCATTTGATGAACAATTCTCAGAAGCAATGAACTTTGCTGCGATTGAGATGTGTAAGAAGTTTAACCCAGCATTTGCGTATACTCAATCAGATGAAATTACACTTGTTTTCACTGATTTTGGTGAGAACCAAGAGGCAATATTTAAAGGTAAGGTTCAGAAGATATGTAGTCTTACTGCGGCTAGAGCTACCGCTTCATTCAACAAGAAGATGTTGATGTCTTCAGCTTTGAAGACATTGACTTTAAACGATATTGATAATTTCTTTAATGGTATTGGTAATGGTGAAGGTATTTATGATGTTGAGTTTGATTCTAGGGTTTATGTGATTCCAGATATTAAGGAAGTTGCAAACTGTCTTGTTTGGAGGCAACAAGATGCTACTAGGAACTCTATTAGTATGGCTGCTGATGCATTATACTCACACAAAGAGTTAATGGGTAGGTCTTCTAGTGTTAAACAAGAGATGATGTTTGATAAAGGTGTCAACTGGAATAATTATGCTGTAAAATATAAACGTGGTGTTGTTATTAAGAAGATTGAATTTGAGGGACCAAACGGTGCTATTAGGAAAAAGTGGGAAGTCGATAATGGAACACCAATCTTCACACAGGATTGGGTCTACCTATATGATTTAATCCCTAGTGTCTGCTAATATTTTTTTTTTAAAAAAAAACCAATTTACCTTGTGAGTTACCATTCTTTTATATAAATTTGTTTTATCATAATAAAAGTGTAAAATTAAAAAAAATGAAGTTTAAAAAATTAACTGATACTCAAAAAGCTAAGATAGCAGAAATTTACACAAGTAAAAAAATATCTTGGGATGACAAAGAGGAAGCACTAGCCAAATATACAGGTAAATCTGCCAGAACAGCTAGAGATTGGTGTGCTAAGTTAGGGTTAACCAAACCAAAAGAATCAGATTCACCTCAGTATGATGCAGCAAAAAATAAAAAGGTTGATGGGGATAAGAGGGTGTATTTAATCACTTCAGCACAGTCTAACACAGCGATAAATAATAAAATGTTAGATAGTATGGAGTTGTATGCTAAAAAACATAATGCTGAAATTTTAATTATACCATTAAAATATAATGTTGACCAAACATGGTTCAGTCAACATAAGAACCACACTTGGGCTAAGAGGGCCTTACCCTACCTCAATGCAAGTAATTATGATTTATGTAAGACATTAACCTACAGAGGTGACATAAAGATTAGACCAACAGTAAAATGGCCCTTATCATCTAAATCACCATTAAGTGGTTTAAATTCAGCAATTTATGGTTCACCAAAAATACATCAAGAATCACAACCAACACTACAAGGTGATTCATCAAAATTATTATTAACAACGGGTTCGTTAACTAAGAAAAATTATACCGATACAGATACTGGAAAACATGGTGAACACTATCACCAGTATGGTTTTGTAGTTGTTGAAATACAAGACGAAAATATATTTCACGTAAGGCAAGTTGAAGTCAACAAAAATGGTTCATTTGATGATTTGTTCTATCATGTTGAGAATGGTGAGGTCACTAGAAACACTGATATTGAGGGTATCGTATTGGGTGATGTACACTTTGCGACTGTTGATGAACAAGCTTTAAACACAACATTTGATTTGATGGATAAGTTGAAACCAAAGCACGTTATCTTAGAAGACGTATTTGACGGACAATCATGTAATCCACACAACTTAGATGACCCAGACTACCAAACAATGTTAGAATTCCAAGGAGGCAATGACCTTGAGGAAGAACTAAAAGACTTGAAAGAGAAGTTGGGTAGGTTTGATAAATTCGATAATGTTGTTGTTGTTAGGAGTAATCATGATTTATTCTTGGAACGTTTCTTAAAAAGAGATTGGCGTAAACTACCAACAATGAAGAATGGGTTGATTTACATGGAGCTTAAAACTAAGATGTTTAGGGCTTTCAAATCTGGTAAACTATGGAAAGGGGTAATCCCAACATTGGTTAATGAATGGTATCCAAAGTACAAAGCATTAGGATATGACGAACTTTATTATATCAAACACTTTGCTGTCTTCAATCATGGTGAGAAGGGTTCAAATGGTTCTAGAGGTGGTGGAGCTAAAAATTGGGCTAAATTTACTAGTGGTGTTGACGGACACAGAGAAAGGGGTGTAATTACTGCACATACACACGCACCATCTAGATATGGTAATTCAATTTGTGTTGGTCACTTATTATTACCACAAGATTACACATTTGGGTCACCATCAAGTTGGATGCAGAGTAATGCTATCGTACATAAGAGTGGTAAAGCCCAACAAATACATATCATTGATGGGTTACATTATACCACTTTTAAGTAAAAGTACTTTACAGTTAAAAAAAAAATCAGTAAGTTAATAATAATAATAATAATAATAAATCATTTAAAGGATAATAATAATGGGAGTTTTAGACAAAATAAAGAAATCGTATAATGAGAAACCTAATACATTCACACTAGATGAGTACTTAACTAAATGTAAGAAAGATAAAAAATTTTACTTAAGTGCAGCAGAAAGAATGTTGCTTGCCATAGGTGAGCCAGAGATTTTCGACACATCAAAGGATGAGAAATTAAGTAGAATATTTGGGAATAGAATTATTAAAAGGTATCCAGCCTTTTCTGAATTCTATGGGATGGAAAATACAATCGAGAAGATTGTTAATTACTTCAACTATTCAGCACAAGGTTTAGAAGCTAAGAAGCAAATTTTATATTTGATGGGGCCAGTTGGTGGTGGTAAATCTTCATTAGCTGAAAGACTTAAAGAGTTAATGCATAAGAACCCAGTTTACGTACTTAGTGTTAATTACACTAATGAATTAGGTGAAGATATTGTAGAGTTAAGTCCAGTACATGAGAGTCCATTAGGTTTACTTTCTGAGTACAAGAATGACGCATCAAAAGAATACAACATCCCCAAAAGATATTTTCCAGCATGCCCATCACCTTGGGCAGTTAAAAGGTTAGAAGAGTTTGGTGGTGATTTCAGTAAATTCGAAGTAGTTGAATTATACCCAAGTGCCCAGAAACAAATTGGTATTTCTAGTACAGAGCCAGGTGATGATAACAATCAAGATACGACAGCACTTATTGGTTCAACCAATATTGCTAAATTAGGTGAGTACGAAGAATCAGATACCGATGCTTACTCATATGATGGTGGCCTATGTAGGGGTAATCGTGGGTTCATGGAATTCATTGAAATGTTTAAAGCGAATATTAAGGTATTAAACCCATTACTTACTGCAACTCAAGAAGGTAGGTTTGAAGCCTCAAAACCAATTGGGGCAGTACCATTCGATGGTATTATATTAGCCCACTCAAATGAATCTGAGTGGGAGAAATTCCAAAACGATAGGAAAAACGAAGCGTTCTTAGATAGAATCTATCAAGTTAAAGTACCTTACTGCCTTAGAAGAAGTCAAGAAATTAAAATATACGAAAAGATGTTGGCTGATTCTGAACTTGGTTCAATGCCTTGTGCACCTAAGACACTAGAAGTATTAGCTGAGTTTGCTGTCATGTCTAGACTTAAAGAACCAGAGAACACTAGGGACTTATATTCTAAGATGTTAGTTTATGATGGTAAAACACTTAAGGGTGAAGGTGGTACAGCTAAATCCATTTCTGAATATCGAAACTACGCTGGAATTAGAGAAGGTATGAAAGGTATTTCAACCCGTATGATGTTTAAAGTTCTTTCTGAGACGTTCAACAAGGACCAATCTGGTGAGATTGCGGCTAACCCAGTTCATTTATTATCGGTACTTAGAGACACCATTAAAAATAATGAATACGATAAAGATACTGAATCTCACTACATTGATACTATAATTAGTAAGATTACTGATAAGTACAAAGATTTTATTGGTGACGAAATTAACAAGGCTTATGTTGATAGTTATTCAAGCTATGGGCAAAATATATTTGATAATTACATAACATATGCAATTCATTATTTGGACGATAAAGATTATAGGGACCCAGATACTGGTGCTTTATGGGATATCTACATGTTAGATGATGCTTTAAGTAAAATTGAGAAACCAGCCCACATTACAAACACGCAAGACTTCCGTAATGAAGTTGTTAGGTTCGCATTAATGGCACAAGGTAAAAATGGGGGTAAGAATCCTAATTGGACCGATTATGAACCATTCAGAAGAATAATTGAGAAAGAATTATTTGCTAAGACTGAGGACTTATTACCAGTTATCTCATTCTCTGTAGCTAAGAAAAATGATGAAGATACGGCTAAACATACTGCTTTCGTTAAGAAGATGAAAGATAACGGTTACACTGAGAGACAGATTAGAATCTTAGTTGATTGGTATATGATGTGTAGACGTAATGCATAAAACTGAATCTCCAAAGTCCTATGGTCAAACCTATATAGATGATATGGCACTTGGTTATCCATTAATAGATAATGAAGTTGATAGACCATTTGTTGATTGTGGATTGAAATAATGTTAGAAGAGCGTGGTGTATTACCACCAATAACAATTGATATAACTAACACATATGAGTAATACTATAATTAATGACAGACGTAAAAACCCACCTAATAAATCTGGAGGTAACCGCCAAAGATTTATCAAAAGAGTTGAAGGTCAAATAAAAAAGGCTTTACCTAACGTTATTGATAAGAATGATATAAAAGGTATGACATCTAAAAACGGTAAGGTTAAAGTCCCAATTAAGGGGATTAAAGAACCTAGTTTTGGTCACGATAATGATACTGGTGATAAGGGATATGTTAGGCCAGGTAATGACCACTTTCAAAAAGGGGATAAAATTAAAAAACCAAAAAAAAGTGGTGGTAAGGGTAGTGGTAAGGGTGCTGGAGATGGGGAAGACTTTGAAGATGATTTTGTTGTTGAATTAACAAAGGATGAGTTTTTACAATACTTTTTTGAGGATTTGGAATTACCAGATATGTATAAGAAATTTATTGAGTCAGTTTCTGATTACAAAATGAAGCGTTCTGGTTTTAGTCCAGTTGGAATTCCAGCTAGATTGAATAAGGAACAATCACTTAAGAAATCCTTAGCACGTAAGATTGGAATGGAAGCCTCTTTAAAAAGAAAGTTGAATAAGTTAAAGGATTTATTTGATAATGCTAAAGATGTACATAAAGATGTGATTCAAAGGCAAATTTATGAGGTTGAAAAGAAACTTAAATCAATCCCATTTATCGATAAGATTGACCTTAGATTTAACAATTTTGTTAAAGAACCAACACCAACAACATCAGCCGTTATGTTTTGTCTTATGGATGTTTCGGCATCAATGGGCAAAGAAGAGAAAGATATTGCAAAGAGATTTTTCACACTATTGTATTTGTTCTTAGGTAAGGAATATGAGAATATTGATTTGGTGTTTATTAGACATACAACTTCTGCGGAAGAAGTATCTGAAGAGGAATTCTTCACAGGTAGAAAAACAGGTGGAACTAGGGTTGCTAGTGCACTTGAGTTGATGGATAAGATTATTGATGAACGTTACAGTAATGGTAAATGGAATATATATGGGTGTCAAGCATCCGATGGTGATATCTTTGAGGGTGAAGATGATATAAAATCACAATCAATGATGAGTGAAATATTACCTAAGTGTCAGTTTTACGCCTATGTGGAAATTGACAGAAGAGGTTACTATGGTACTGATATGGGTGGTGGCTTATCTGCCGCTTACGAACCTTTAGTCAGTAGACACCAAAATTTTGTTTCAACAGGTATAAAAGAAATTAACGAAATATGGCCAGTATTCCGCAGTCTATTTACTAAATCTGAAAATAAAAAATAATATAATACTATGGAAGATATTTTAAAAATTGAAATAGACTTGAATAATAAATTTAAAAATATGTTAACTAGTCGTAAAAAAGTCAGTAATATATGTAATGTTTTAAGTGGGACACATAGTACTTCTGACACACTCATGTTAACTGGTGTTAATATTAAGTATGATGATGAGACTGGTTTGATGATTATTAATAATTTAGTAATTAGTAAAATAATATCAAATATTGGTGATATTGCAATTAGGTCTGGTTTAAACAAAACAAAAAAACTTACAGGAAAAATAATTGTTTCTAAATTATCACTATCACCAAAACAATATTCACTAACTTATGAACCATTTAGGAGTGTTATGTGTCATTATCGTTATAAATTTGATGAGTGTACACCTAAAAATAATAGAATTAACCCATTAGATAGATATTAATATGAGTAAGAAAAAAAGATACATAACTGAGAGTTCTGATTGGACTATTGATACATTAAAAAAATTTGATGAGGTTATTCAAAAGTACGCAAAAGAATATCTAAAACTAGATTGGTACCCAAACCAATTCGAAATAGTATCTAGTGAACAGATGTTAGATGCTTACTCTTTAATAGGTTTACCTATCTCTTATCCACATTGGAAATTTGGTAAAGATTTTATGTCTAATTCGGTTAACTATGAAAAGGGTAGGCAAGGTCTAGCTTATGAGTTAGTGATTAATTCAAACCCGTGTATATCACACAATATGGAAGACAACACCACTTGTATGATGGCACTGGTAATTGCTCACGCAGCTTATGGTCACAACTCATTCTTCAAGAACAATTATATGTTTAAAGAATGGACTGATGCTGATAATATAATTGAGGATATGGTATATGCTAGAGATTTCATTATTAAATGTGAGGATAAATATGGTATTGAAGTTGTTGAAGAAGTTTTAGACACCTGCCATTCATTACAAAGGTTTGGAGTTGATAAAATTAAGCGGCGTAAGAAGAGAACAAAAGTTGATGAAATTGCTAGACGTAAGTTAGTTGCTAAGTTGGAAGATGAAAACTACAATATACTTTGGGATACATTACCAAAACATGTTAAAAATAATATTGAATGGTCTAAGATACCAAGTAATAAGGTAGTTGATTTAAAGGAAGATAATATATTGTATTTCTTAGAAAACAACACACCTAATCTACCATTATGGAAAAAAGAAATCATTAGTATTGTTAGGAATATAGGTCAATATTTTTACCCACAGTCACAAACAAAAGTGATTAATGAGGGTTGGGCCACATTTACACATTATGCACTTATGAATAAATTGTATGATGAAGGTTATATTAATGAAGGTTTTATGATTGAGTTTATTAAAAACCATTCTGCTGTTATTTACCAACCCCCTTATGATTCGAAATATTTTTCTGGGATAAATCCATACACAATTGGTTTCAATATTTTTATGGACATTAAGCGCATTTGTGAAGAACCAACGGAAGAAGATAAGAGATGGTTTCCAAATTTAATTGGCAAGGATTGGTTAGAAGAGATTACATATGCTATGGAAAATTTTAGAGATGATAGTTTTATATTACAATACTTATCACCAAAAGTTATTAGGGATATGAAGTTATTTCTAACTGTAGATTTAGAAGAGGATGATGAAAATTACCATATTGATGCCATACATAATGATAAAGGGTATAAAATTGTTCGAGAGGCATTATACAAACAATATCAACGTAACAACTATACCCCAACAATTAGAGTAACTGATGTGGTAACATCCGAAAACAACAAATTAGTGTTAACACACCATGTCGAGGACGGAAAATTGTTAGATGAAGAATCAACACTAGATGTTTTAGAATTGATGCAAAATATATGGTCATTCCCTATAGAGATAAATTCAAAATTTGAATCTGGTGAAGAAATTAATATTGTAGAACTAGATTACTAATAAAAAATAATTAATAAATATGATGACAGATGGTAAAAAAACTAGTCTGGGGATATTACTTAAGTTATGTCACATAAGGTCATCTAATATATTTAACTTCCCACAAAGTGGTTACACCCACAAATCAGGGTGTTTTATAAATAAACCAAAAGTTGGTTGCTCATTTATTATGGTTACTGAAAATGGCCCCTTTGCAACATCTTTTGTTGTGAAAATTATTGAGGAAGATAAAAATAAAATATTATTTAACACACGTAATTCCACGTACCAATTAAGTATTAATTTATTTGAGGACATTGACTAATAAAATTTTAATATAAATTAGGTTTAATGAAAAATATATCATATATTTGTATTAACTTATTAAAATAAATATTTGAAAAATTGAAGACTAGAAGAGATAAATTAAAATATAAAATAAAAATAGAGTTGGGTAAACAATTACCTGAGTACGATAATATTATATCAGCAGTTGATATGTATGAAAAAAACAATATAGATGCTATTCAAAAATTGAAAAAATCCAAGAAAGTATTTATGAATAACATAAATGGTGCATTGAAACAAACCATCAACGCTCACGGACCTATTACTAAACAACTGATTGGTAGCTGTTCTAAGCGTATATACGGAGCTTTAATCATCAACCCCAACCAAGAGCAAAACAATAAAAATAAGACTAAGATTTCAATAAAAAGTGTGGTAATTGGTATAGTTATAGGTATTACAATCACATTATTGTTGGGTTTAATGTCGTGTGCCTCATTATAAACATTAAACTAAGATTATGAAAAAGACACATAAAAATGTAAGATTAGATACTAACAACATGGCTGCATGTATGGTTTCTATTCTAGACAGTTTAAAACTGTACGATAAAGGACAATTAGTACTTGAAAACGAGACTTTATCTGAGATGATGTTCCGAAAGATGAAAGGATATAATGTTGACCTTAACAAGGAGTTAGGGGTAGACCATTTAAAACCAATCACTAAAAAATGAAAAGACTACTAGAAATGCTCTTAATTGAGTTAGAAGCTGGCAACATGAATAAAGATTTATGTTCTACTGTTAGAAATATGCATGTATTTCATGGTTTATTTACATCACAAGAAGAAGAAGACTTAAGAGTCTATATAAAAGATAACAGACCTGAACCGATTGGTGATGAAAATAATTACGGTTGGTATTGGCCCCCTTATTTACTAGAACCTAGAATTGAATTTATTAAAAAACACATTAAATTAAATTATGGTACATAAAGATGCAATAGGTAGACCAATAGATGTTAGATTTTACTTAGGAGGCTTCAACGATAATGTTACTTGTTGTGGGATTTACAGACAAAGAAGTTTCTTTGGTATAAAGTATTTTACTAAAGTTTATTGGGAGGCTTCTGGTTATGATTTACATACCGTATCTAAGTGGTTGCAATCTGATTGGGATAAGTTTAAATATAAAACAATAGACGAATATAACCGAACTAAAATACTATATGATATAGTTTCACATAAAATAATAAAACAGAATGGAAATAATATTTAATCAATATATTGTGGATACTGATGTATTACTATAATAAATAATAGATATTAACTAAAAACTCAAGAAAATTAAGTCAATAAACCAAATATTTGATACTAATCCAGACCTAAAGTGGGAACCAGAAGTTAAGGAATTAATTGAGTACACAAAAGAACTTGAAAGTCAATTAATTGAAATCCACCAAACAAAACAATGGTCTTTTGAAGATAAATTAACAGAACTTACCAGAGATATATTCAGAGGTATTGAAGATATTAGTAAACAAGAGTATGAACATAAACGTTGGGGTGATGAATTTTCTAAACCAGACTATGAAGAATTAGTTAAAAATTTAAAAGAATATTTATTAAAATTTGCAATAGATAATAAATTTAGATTATAGAATTTGTTTTATTAAAATAAGTTTCTTACATTTGTATAAAAACTTTAAATATATAATATATGAATTTAGGATATGCTTGCATTAATATGACACTTACTAACAGAAAAGGTGATAAAAAAGTTACAACTAATCGTTCAATGATTAAAAGAACCTTCTTAGCTAAAGGTTCTGATTATGCTAGTGAGTTGGCATTACTTAATTGTAAAGACTTAATGAAAATCCTAAGATGGAATAACTTAAACAATATAAAAGTGTTCAGATTATCATCTGATTTATTTCCATGGGCATCCGAATACAATATTGAAGACTTAAAACACTTCAACCAAATATCTATAGAACTTAAGAGATGTGGTGATTATGCTAAAGATAAAGGTATTAGAATAACATCACACCCAGGACCATTCAATGTATTAGTGTCACCTAGAGAAAATGTTGTTAACAATACAATAAAAGACTTAGAAATACATGGTAAAATATTTGACTTAATGGGTTTATCAAGAACACCATATAATAAGTTAAACATTCATTGTAATGGTGTTTATGGAGATAAACTAGCAGCTATGGATAGATTCTGTAGTAATTTCGAAAGATTATCTGATTCAGTTAAAAGTAGGTTGACCGTTGAGAACGATGATAAGGCTAGTATGTATAACGTTAAAGACTTAATGTACATACATGAAAGAATAGGAACACCAATCGTATTTGATTATCACCACCATAAGTTTAATACTGGTGATTTGAGTGAAGAAGATGCACTTAATTTAGCCTTAAGCACTTGGAAAGATGATATTAGACCAATTGTACATTATTCAGAGTCTAAACGATTACATGAGAATGATGATAAGATAAAACCTCAAGCACACTCAGACTATATCAATGAATTACCTAACTTATATGGTAATGATGTAGATGTAATGGTGGAAGCAAAAGCTAAAGAATTGTCAATATTAAAATTTATATAATGAAAATAATTGCTTATATTTGTTGTTATAAAACGTTTAAATAATATAATTATGTGGGAACTTAAAAATAATAAAGAATATGGTGTTATGCACCGTTAATTAATAACTAAAAAATGAGTTGGAATCACAGAATATTAGCACACAAAGAAGGAAACGAAATATATTTTCAAATACACGAAGTTTATTATGACAAAGAAGGTAAACCAGATAAATATACTGCCAATGGTGTAAGTGTAAGTGCTGAAAGTTTAGACGGGATAAAATGGGTATTAGACAAAATGAAAGAGTGTGCTAATAAGCCAATTCTTTCAGTTGATGATTTCCCGAATGAGTACAATGGTGCATAACGGTTTGGCTATGCACCGTTTTAATGGTGTATAGGTATTGTTGTAAACTGTACTGGGTTTAAAAAACAAAATTATGAAAGAAACACAAAAACAATTAGAGTATATCAGATTTATAGAAGAAGAAACTGGTATTGAGTACAAAGGAAATACAAAAGCAGAAGCAAGTAAGTATATCTCTGAAAATAAAGATAAAATACCTTACTCTTCTACTATAAATATGTGGGCATTAGTAAAAGGATATTAGTATTGTTTACAACGCCTGAGTATGCTCTGTATTGAGCAAAGCGGAATATGGAGTATAATCCATGTTATGATTAGTATGGATTAAATAAAGAGATTATGAAAAGCCCCCTGACAGGAAAACCAATGACTCAAATAAGGTCGCTAAAAAAGATTAAAGGAGTTAGGTTTATGTACGTATGCTACTTTTGTAGAGATATGAGAGAAAGATTCACTACCACAGAATTAGATGAGGCTAATATGTCTCGATATGAAGAACAAAAGAAAAAACAGCAAAAGTAGTATTAATCATAACGGTTTGGCTATGATTAGTAAAATTGAAACACGAACTATTTAATTATTAACCAACATCGGCTTTTATTAATTATAGCCTTTGTTATAAATTTTATAAAATGGATATACAGAAAGCAATACACTACAAAAAAGAGCTTGAACAGGATATTAAAAAACTGTTGCAAAATTATTGTGAAGAAACTGGCTTGAAATTTGGTAAAATAGAGATTAGCTCTTTTTATGATATAGAAACCATTAAAGGAAAGTATAATATTCAATTAAATGTGAAGAATCCATTTTAATTGTTTATAACGCTCTGTGTATGGTGCGTATGCCGATAGGCTATGCAATATACACGTTGTTATGGTTAGTTTAATTAAAAAAAAATAAGATATGCTACAAAAAATAGAAATATATTTAAACATAATTTCTTTTATAGGATGCTTTGCGTTTCTATTTGGATATTGTTCTTATTTAGGGTTAAAAATGATTTACGTAATGTTTAAGAATTAACCATAACGTTTTGGCTATGCACCGTAAAGCGATAGCGTATGGTGTATAGGTGGTGTTATAAACTTTAATAATAATTATGGAAATATTAATAAAACCGATGCCTAGTAAAGTACAATGTTTTGAGTACTGGCATAGTAAAAAACCTAGTGTGATACTGGTAGAGACAGAAGAAGTAAAAGAAAAGCTATTTAATGCTTTAGTAGAACAAGACGATTACTGGATGTCTTTAAATAAGAAACATTTGATAAAAATAGCACCAAAAGAAATAAAAGACTTGAGGGATTTGGATGATATGTGTGAATATGGAGGAAAGACAGATATTTACGATATAGATGTTTTGAAAGAAAAGTTTGATTTCATAATATATCAAAATCTTAGAGAGCCTTATTGTTTATAACGGTTTGGGTATGGTGACGTTGCACCTTACAGCACGAAATTAATTAGTAAATCAAAACTTTAAATTATGAATACAGATGGCAATAAAGACGGAATAAAGCAATGCACTATACCTCTTGTTGTATGTTGTACGGATTAACCTATAAATTTAATTAAAATGAAAATAGAGATAATTGACAAAGTATTATCCATAACTTATGGTGATAAAAATGTTAAATTTCGATATGATTCTAAATCTTCTGGAACATACTTATATTGGGTCAAGGCTAATTATGGGAAGTATAAAAGCGATGAATATAGATTATGGTCGCAGTCCACTCTTACCGCTTTTTTCTTGTCTGATTTCGAGGAAAGTGTTGATATAATATCGTGGTTTAATAACACACATTAGCCATATTAAATAGAAAAGTTGTGTAGTATTACTTACAACGGTTTGGCTATGCGCCTGTACTTGTATGGCGTATAGGTGGTGTTACCTGCTGTACGGATTAATAAAAACAAAACTTAAATTAAAAATAGAAATTATGGGAATGTACACAGAACTAATATTTGGTGCTGACTTAAAAAAAGACACGCCTAAAAACGTAATTGAAGCCTTAAAATATATGATAGGCGATACCGAAGAAAAGCCTAATGATTTTCCTTTACCCATTGGTAGATGCGAATGGTTGTTTAGGGGTGCTAGCTACTACTTTGGTGTAAATAGACCTGTTAGTAAAATGTGGTTTGATGACATTAGTGAAAATTGGACATTAAGTACCCGAAGTAATATAAAAAACTATGGAAGCGAAATTGAGACTTTTCTAGAGTGGATAAAACCACACATTGATAGTGGTAGTGGTGCAAAAGATATGTACGCTATTGTGACTTACGAAGAAGCAGAAGCACCAAATATTTATTACCTGCACGAAGATTAGTATTGTAGGTAACGGACGAGTATATGGCAAGTAGCCAAGACAGAATTAAGTAAATAAACAACAAAATTAATAACAGCAAATAGTACAAAAACAAGCCTAACAGCTATTTGCTATATACCGTGTTATATATCTGGTGGCGTTCTATGAGCTTTCGGTCACAGGAATTAATCACTTGGTGCAACCGCTTAACAAATAAGCGTGGACGGGATTAAGCCACTTGTATATAACGCTGTGGGTATGGAAAGTAATTTTACGAATTTGAAAAACTAAACAAGATGAATATACAAAAGATTGAAATAGTGATAAACCAACTTGAAAGAGTTCATAGAGACATGAATGATTGTGTTAACAGGAGAATTAGTATCTAAAGAGGCATTACATATAGCTGATGTTATACCCTGTTTTTTAGCGTTGGAAAAATAATTTACATAAAAGTGTATTTTTATTTGGTAGTTAATACATAATACTGTATATTTGTAGTATAATAATTAAAACAGTAGAAATAATGACTAAGCAAGAAATTAAATTAGATTTAGAACAAGCAACATATTCTTATAACCAAAACGACCAATGGGCTTTAGATTTTTGGGAAGAGGCAGTAGAAAAATGCCCAAAATTAGTTGAGAAAGACTTTAAAGAATTAAATGAATATGTTAAAAACGATAAGGATTTTGGTGATGAGAATGGTTTTGAATTAAACGAAACTTATAAAGAGATTTTCAAGAACCTAAACCTAAACTAATGAGTAAAGACTTAATAAAATGGAGTGAACTGAGCCGTAAATTAAGTGGTTCAGATAACTCGATAAGACCAAATAAAGTACCTAAAAAGTACCTAAGAAAAGTAAATCGTTTGCTGTGGATTATCGATTTATGGGAGCGTTGGGCTAATAGGGTATAACGTTAAATATAAAAACTGAAAATATGAAATATTTATTGTTTTTATATAGTGTTATAAATTCCGTTTTTGAAAAACCAGAAACAGAGTTTGAACGCTATATGATAGAAGAGCCAAAAGAAGATGTACATTCATTTATGATTAATAAATTTCAAAAATGATTTATAACGTTTTAAATATGATTTGTGAGGCACGAATAAAATATATTTAGTGTTATAAGTTTTTATTTTTAGTGCGTTGGGAAAATAAGTGTAATAGTAAAACAAAAAAAGATTATGAAAAAATTTAATTTAACTGTAACTGATGTAACTAACATCATAGAAGATAGAAATAAGGGTGTATATGTTAATGATTTAGCTATAAAATATAACACAACTAACGCAATGGCTACAACTCTGTATAAAGCCTATAACGGTAATACAATTTATTATGAAAAATTAGGTGTAGAAGCAAAAAAGGTTTTAGATGAATGTTTAAAATTAAAAAGGAAAAATATAACTAAGCCACAAAAGTATAAGGTTAAAATACTATTTGGATTGATTACGCTAAAAATAAACCCAGTAGACGGGTAGGGTAAAAATAATTACTTATAACACCCCTTGTATGGTGGTGTATGGAATGCAATGGAATATGCACTATACAAATTGTTGTAGTGCGTTTAATTTAACTATAAAATTATGTACGGATATTTGAAAATAGGAATCTCGGATAAGAAAATGGCTAAACTTATGTATGCCATACTAATAACCAAAAGTAAGTTAGTAAACTGCCATCACTTAGGGTTAGAAAAATACACAAGAAAGCAGAACTCTGGAAACTGTGTTGATTTGGTTATTGAATTAAAAGCAGACCAAGTACAAAAATTTGAGGAATTAGCAGAAGTAAAATTGAAAACAAGTGAAGAGTTTCAAGGTAAGATGGTGCTGAACTAATGCACTACAACGCTCCTTGTATGGTGCGTTGAACACTAAAGTAAATTGATAACTAAAACTTGGTAATAATGACAGAAGAAAACAAAGAGAAAGAACAATGCACTATACAAAATGTTATATGGAGGTGCAATGAGGATATAACAGACTTGTACGGAAATGTTATGTTTACAAAAGGTCTAATATACGAGCAAATTAAAATAGACCAATACCCAATGATGCTTATAGATAACAACGTTGAGGAAAGTGAGGTTTACAATCTAAAAGATAGTTTCACTTCCATATAACGGTAAAGAATATGAGTAGTGGCGGGAATAAGGGTTAACAGTACCGCATACAAACGAGTAACCCCGAAAGACCCGTAGGTTCAGCTCTTAGGTATGTTTTAGCCATTACTTATATTTATTGTTAGCTTTTCGTTTTGTGCGAAGGCTATAAAACTTAATTATTATGAAAAGATATGGATTAAAAAATGACCGTCGGGACGATGGTGATAAGTTAAGCAATACTAATAATGCTGTTAAAAGTAGCATTGCTAGACCTGACGGTAAGGGAGCATTAAGAAGTAGTAAGTTAAAAAGGAGACTTAGGACTGTAATGAACAAAAGAAAAAGAACCTTACTAAAAAGAGAATTGAATAGGGCGTTGGCTAATGAAAGCTAACGCTCGGTGTATCATACGTGCGTAAATAACAGGAAATGTTAATTAAAGGATTGAACTATGAAAAACACAGAAATACCTAAACAAGATAAACACAGTATGGATGATGACACATTGTTAGGCACTGTCATTTGTCCTCATTGTGGAGAAGAGCATAATTATAGAGAGGTTGTGACTGATAAAATAGACTACATCATCACAGAAAAGGACAGAATTTGTAACAACTGTAATGAATTAATGGATTGTTGGGCTTATGGGTACTGGGAAAGTAAAACAGATTGTGCCTAACGGATTACGGCTATGAATTGAAGCCGTATAACAAATGTTCAATTCAAAGAAATAACCTTAACAAAGGTTTTTATTTATAGCCATTGTTATAAAACGTTTTATTATGACTTCAAAATTAATTAAAGAACTAAACAGTAGCAGACAATTAATGTCTGATGTAAGTAGAAAGTTAAACAACCTATCAGAAGAAAATAAAGACCTTCGGGTTATGCTTTGGAGAATGATAGAAAAGCATGGAACGGAAATGAAAGGTGGTAAAATAGATGATGAAACTTTTGACAAGATATTGTCTGCGAATATTTATGTAGATGATGATTTAAACATACGTTTCTCAAATGTTTTATAACTAAAAAGTATATGAAAAGTAGGGGTGTGGCTAAAATAATGTTTCAAAATAATAATAGCTGTGTCTTACAGGATAGAATCGGTTTGAACGACATTAGCCCCTATTTTT